TGGATCGGCGCAAGAACCCGCGCGGCCGGTATCTGATCCAACGGCTGTCGAAGCCGATGTCGTCTTCGAACAAGCCCGTCGTCATCAAGCCGGGCGACAAGCACCAGAAGGCTTGCGCGAAGCAACTATTCGCGCTCTTCCCGCCGGGCACGACCTTTACGTCGGCGGAGGCGAAGCGCGAGCTGGAGCCGATCCTCGCCTTCTACCCTCCCGAGCTTGTGAAGGAGCCGGGCCAGTCCATCCAAGTCGTCCTCAATCGATGCAAAGATCGCGGATGGCTGGAGTGGGACGGCATTATCGGCGGCGAGTACCGCACGCTGACAGTGCCGAAACCGTATCAGTCTGATATCGTCATTCCGGAATATGACCCTGAAGCCAAGCGGGTGCTCCGCTGGAACGAGGACGAGGCGCTGCACCGGGAGAACTGGGAATATTGCGGCGACGACGTGCTCGCGGAACACGCTTTGTCGAAGTATTGCCCCGAGATGTCCGAGCGCGAGCGCGCGTACTGGGTCATGGACTTCAAGATGAATGATCGGGGCATCTACCTCGACAAGGAGGCAGCGGAGCTTGGTCTGAAGACTGCGAAGACCGAGGCGATCCGGCTCAACATGGAGCTGAGGAAAGAGACGGAAGGCGAGGTGGAGGGCTTCACCCGTCGCAAACCGCTGCTCAAGTGGATTAACAAGAAACTGACCGCGCTCAACGTTGCGCCACTACCTGACACGAAGGCCGACACGTTCTCCTTCGCGCTCTATGGTGTGCCGACCAAAGCGGGCGACGCGGCGAAAGAGACCAACAAACCGAAGATGGACGAGAAGTGGGCTGCGCTCGGGGAGGCGGGCGTGCCGATCAAGCGCGTGCTGGAGATCGCGATGGAGGGTAACAAGTCCTCCGTCGCGAAGTATCGCCGCATGCTTGACAGCTATGTCGAAAAGAAGGAGGGCGAGCCGCGCCTTCACGACATCATGCTCTACAACGGTGCCGACCGCACCGGCCGCTGGTCAGGTAAGGGTGTGCAGCCGCATAACTTCGTGCGCGGCTACGGCGCGGGCTACAAGAAGCTGATCGATGGCCGCGACGAGATGATGGACTTCTGGCACGACCTGAAGCATCTCGACTTCAGCCTGATCACGATGATGTGGGGCGAGCCGATGGTCGCTATCGCCAAGGCTGCGCGCGGCGCGCTGACGGCGACTCCGGGCCGCGTGCTCTACGCTGCCGACTTCAACGCCATCGAGGCGCGCAAGCTCGCGTGGCTGTCCGGCTGCACCCGCCTGCTCAACCTGTTCAACACTCCCGGCGGCGATCCGTATCTCGACATGGCTACGGCGATCTACGGCCGCCCGATCACCAAGGCCGACAAGACCGAACGCCAGCTCGGCAAGAAAGCCATTCTTGGGCTGGGCTACGCCATGGGCTGGGAGAAATTCCAGATGACGGTCTGGATGGACGAGGGCATTTGGCTCGACGACCTGTTCTGCCAGAAGATCGTCATGCTGTACCGGAAGAAGATGTATCCCGAGGTCCCGGCGCTCTGGAAGGACGCCGAGGCTGCGGCATGCAACGCCGTGCTCTACGGCGGCGAATATTCCTGCGGCGGCGACGAGCTTGGCATCGGCTCGGTGAGCTACTTCATGGATCGCGACTTCCTGCACTGCCGCCTGCCGAGCGGACGGCTGCTCGCCTACCTCTATCCCGAGGTGCACGTTCGGCTCAACTACCGGTTCCGTGCGCGGAACGAGCGCGGCAGCGCAACCATCGTCACGGTGCCGGTCAAGCGCAAGAGCGTGCCGCTGTTCCGCGTTCGCGCGCACGCCGAGAAGCTGGCCGCGAAGCAGAAGAAGATTTTGCTGCCCGACAGTCCGGAGACATTCGAACAACCGCACCTTTCGTTCATGGGCCGCGACACCTACACCCGGCAGTGGAAGCGCTGCGGAACCCACGGCGGTACGCTCGTGGAGAACTTCGACCAAGCATCCTCGCGTGATCTTCTCGCGGAGTCAATGCTTCGCGTCGATCAGCTCGACGATTTTGATCTGCTCCTGTCCATCCATGACGAAGTTGTGGCGGAAGCTGACAAAGGGGCTTGCACTCTTGGCGAATTTGAGGCACTGATGGCAGAAGCTCCGGCTTGGGCACCGGGGATGCCGATTGCGGCCGAAGGCTGGATCGGCGAAAGATTGAGGAAGTAGGGGCGGGGCATGACAAAGATCGATCCGAAATCGGCGGATGACTACAAGGTGCAGATCGACAAAGAGCTTGGGCTCATGCGAATCTCGCACTGCAATATCGACGGCGTGATCAGCTACCAGATTTTGCAGTCCGACGAGGCGTACATTTTTGCACAGAAGATTTTGCGGGGCTACGACCAACTGGAAAACATCACATGACACAGCTCGCAACCGATACCAAGTACAAGGCCGCGCAATTCATCGAGACCTACACCGGTCGCGCCTTCTATCCGCTCGACCCGAAGCCCGAGGCGTTGTCGATCATCGACATCGCACATGCGCTCTCGAATCAGGGCCGCTACTCCGGGCACACTGCGTTCTTTTACCCGGTCGCGCAGCACTCGTCGCTGCTCGCGCAGTGGGTCGTGAATCGCGGAGGGTCCGCACTCGACGCGCTGCAAATCCTGATGCATGACGCTCCCGAGGCGTATCTGGTTGACGTGCCGCGCCCGGTGAAGCAGCACATGCCGGAGTACCGCGTCTGGGATCATGGCATCAACGGCGTCATTCGCCAGTGGATGGGCTGGGGCGACTTGCCAATCCCGAGCTTTCAGGATGAACTTGATAGCCGCATCATCGTTGACGAACGGGACCAGCTCATGAGCCGCAGCGGCAACGACTGGGGCCACAAGCTGGAGCCGCTGGGCATCAAGATCGAACCATGGACGCCAGAGGAGGCGGAGCGCACGTTCCTGACACAGTACGCCGCCTACAGCCATGCGGTTGACCGCAAGCACTGGTATATCAACGAGGGCTGGAACATCGGAGCCAAGGTCTATCACGGCACGTCGAGCGACCACCCTGAGATCGCCGACGTGATGGAAGTGGACGTGCGCGGTGGCGTCGCGCGCATCCGTCTCCGCGATTCGGACGGCTTCATTATGCGCGACCCGGACGCCGGACGCTATCCGAGACCGGACTACGAGTGGCATCACGGACAATTCACACTGCGCTAAAACCAAGAGGGGCACATGGCAGAGAAGAACACCAAAGAGAAGATCGAACAGCTCGCCACCGAGAAGCCGGAGCCGGTTCGTCGGACCATCGACGAGAACGACAAGGTGATTGGTTTCAGGATCATTCATGACCGGCTCATCCACTTGTGGATTTTGGACAAGCGGACCTCGACCGTTCGTCGCGTCGAGTATCAGGCCGACGACTTCGACGGGCTGTCGCTTATTCGGCTGGATGTCGCCATGTCCGGGATCGAACTGATATGAGCGTCGATAGGCCATCCCGTGGCGTGCTGGTGTTCGTTTGCGACGCGTGCGGTGACGACATCGAGATCACCGAGAATGTGCACGTGTTCTCCGAATGCTGGGCCGTCGCCAGTGCGGAGGGCTGGAAGATCAAACGCGGCGAACATCTGTGTCCCGACTGTGCGGAGCTTGACTGATGGCGAAGGCTGGCGAATGGGAGTTTAAGGTGTGGAGTGGCGGATGGCCCGTCACTACTGAAATCCACTTCAAGGGCGAGGAGATCGCGCGGGTGCGCCATACCGAACTGCGCGATCTGGAGTATGTGGTGAAGCGCGCCATTCTGGAGTGTCGCGACGCGCTGCCCGAGAGCTGCAAGCACGAGATGGACTGATGCCGAAGGTCTACAACAAGCACAAGGGCGATGCGCCGCCGGGAGCGGTTTATGTCGGGCGCGGCTCGCCGTGGGGCAACCCATTCCGGATCGGCGTGGATGGCTCGCGCGACTTCGTCATCAAGCGCTACGCCCGTGAGGTGTTGCCGCTGCTCGATGTGTCCGCACTCCGAGGCAAGGACCTCGTCTGCTTCTGCGCTCCGAAGAAGTGCCACGCCGATCTGATTCTGAAGAAGGCGAACGAGCAGGCTCCGTCGGTCTTCCACCCCTGTCACTGCGATCAGGATTCGCCTGTCAAAGGCCCATGTACGTGCTAATATGCGTGGTCCGAATTGGAAGCATCAAGAGAAGGAGTATCGCGAGCACCGTAGCAAGCGCTCGCGCGCTCTGTTCTGGACGATGCGCACCGGCAAGACCAAGGCCGTGCTCGACAAGGCGTGCTTTCAGTATCTCAAGCGAAACATCAAGGGTCTGATCGTCATCGCGCCGAACGGCGTGCACATCAACTGGGTGCGCAACGAGGTGCCGAAGTGGGCGTGGGAGGAGTGCAACGCTCGCGCGTTCGCGTGGGAGATGTCCAAGCGCGGCGACCCGAAGGTAGCCAGCCAGTTTGACGCACTCCTCGCCCACAAGGGCATGAAGGTCTTCGCCGTCAACATGGAGGCGCTGCGCTTCGACGACACGGTCAAGGCGCTCAATCGCTTCCTCGAATCGTGCGGTCACGAATTTATGATGGCGGTTTCCGAGGCTCACCATCTGGGGCGGGCCGGAGCCAAGCGCACGCAGAAGGCCCGCAATCTGGCGCGCAAGGCCAAGTACGTCACGGTCGAGACCGGCACGCCGCTGCTCAACTCGCCGCTGCGCGCCTATTCGATCTTCGCGATCCTGATGGGTGGCTTGAAGCTGCCACCCGGCGACAAGGGTGTCACCGCCGGAACCTACGAAGAGTTTGTGCGGCACTTCGCCGTCTACGAAGCCGACAAGGCTGCACTGTCGAAACCAAGATCGCAGCGCAGGAAGGCATACAAGAAACTGAAGGAGTACAAGAACCTCGACGAGCTGCGCGAGCTGATCTCGCCCTACACCTCGGTCGTGCTGCGCGACGAGGTCGATGATATGCCGGAACTGATCCGGGTTGACCGGCCGGTCGTCATGAGCGAGCCGCAGCGACGGCAGTATCTCGACATGGTCGCGCGTCACCTCGTCGAGATTGGCGACGACATGGTCACGGCGGCCGACGGCGGCCCACGCATGATGAAGCTTCAGCAAATCCTCAACGGCTACATCATGGACACCGAGATGAAGAAAGTGATCGAGATCGACCCCGACGCGCCGATCTACGATGCGTTGATCGAGCAGGTCGAGGGCACGCTGCCGAACAAGACGCTGATCTGGTGCCGCTATCGCGAGGACATCAAGCGCTGCGTCGCCAAGCTGGAGCAGCACTTCGGCAAGCGTATCCTGCAATTCCACGGCGGCATTCCCAACAGCAAGCGCGAAGGCATCCGCGACAGCTTCAACAACGATCCGAAATATATCGCTCTCGTCGGCCAGCCGGGCGCGGGCGGCGAGGGCCGTGATTTCTCTGGTGCGTGGACAATCATTACGTTCTCCTCGACGCCGAACGCGATCCACGACAAGCAGGGCGAGGAGCGCGGCACGGTCAAGGGCGGCCATCCGGTCACACTGGTGCGGCTGCGCACCTACGGAACGGTGGACGACCGCATCTGGGACATCTGCGACGGAAAAGCTAAAATTTCTGATTCGGTCTCTGGACATGGTTTGAGGGACCTGTTAAGAGCGACCGATGTCTGATTCGGGGCGACGAATTTATCTGGATGTGAATGCGACCGTCTTCGCAACGGTCTCGGAGGAGGACTACGCGTGGGCGATCCAATGGAAGTGGCAGATCACTTGGGACCGGCACAAGCGCAAGATGTATGCGACGCGCACGACTCGCACGAAGGAGAGCGGCGGCCGACGGTTCAAGCTGTACCTTCACAAGGAGATTCTGAAGCGCTCGGGCAAGGTGCAGCCGAGCGAGAAGCATCATATGGGAGATCACGGCGACGGCGACAGTCTGAATTGTCAGCGCTGGAACGTCAACTGGGCGACGCCTTCGCAGAACCGGAGGACGGCACGACCTCCGGCGCGTCCGACGAAGGAGCCCCAGCAAGAAATTCCATTCTGAAGACGCTGGCCGCGTACTGCGACAATTTCATCAGGACCGGCGAGTTAGAGCCGACGATGCTCGCCGAGCTGCAAGCCTACGCGATCTCTCGGCGCGGCAAGCCGAAGCCAGATCGGCGGACGAGAGAACACCGAGTGATCATGCCGAGCCCGCGCGGGCGCGGCCGGATCAAGGGATCGAAGATGGTGATGATCGACGGCAAGCGCCGACTGGTGTCGCCAGACCAGATGGAAAGGATGAAACGTCATGGCGTACCTGCCGCTGAAAACAAGACTGACGCGCCAGCTTGCCGCTTCGGGCACCCCGGATGCAAGCGACGAGGCCATTCGCATCCTGCGTGAGCGCGGCCACATGAAAAAGAATAACGAGGAGCTGACCGTCGCGGGCAAGAAGCGCGAAGCGATGGGACCTGCGAAGCGCGCGATTGATCGCGCGTCGAAGCAGTCAGGCCGACCAGCTTCCGACTACAAGTACGTCGGCGGGCGGGCCATCCTGAAGTGAGTATCTATCGCATCCTGTATAACGGTGCGTGGCGCGAGGTCACCAATCTCCGCCGAGGCAACCACGTCGTGCACTACCCGGAGCAAGCGACGGCGGCCGTGATCAAGCTCGGACCCGACGAATGGGACGCCATCCCTGTCACGCCCGGCGACGTGATGACGGAGTGGGAGCCAGAGGTCCCGCCGGAGTCAAGCTGGACAACCGTCGATTAACCATCGGTCAATCCAGCTCTTGCCTATGGCTTTCTGTGCCGATAACGTCCATCCTTTAACAAAGGAGATCGGTATGAACGAGGCACGACGGAAAGAGATCAACGAGGTCAAGGGCAAACTGGAAACGATGCGCTCCGAGTTTCAGGACGCGGTCGCTCAGCTCAAGACCGACTATGAAACGCGAGTCGAAGAAGCGAAGAGCGAGATCGAAAACATTCGCGACGCGGAGCAGGAATACTACGACAACATGCCCGAGAGCTTCCAGAACGGAGAGAAGGGTGAGAAGGCTCAAGAGGCGGTCAACGAGCTGGAGAGCGCGCTGTCCGAACTGGAGGGCGATCTGCTCAGTGAGTTGGAGAGTTTGGACCTGAACATCGACGAGGCAGTGTCCTCGCTGGACAACGCCGCGTCGTAAAAGCTCCGGGCTACCGGGTGAAACCGGGATGCCTCCCGCCGCCGGGTTTGGTTCATTGCCCCACGGCTAACTGGCCGGGTCTTGCACGACCCGGCCCTTTCTTTTTCTGGAATCGAGTTAACCGGATGTTAACCATCCGCCGACTTCCCGCTTGCAGGCTGCCGGGGCTCGTGTATGTTCCTCCCCATGGCGCTGGACGCCATAGCAACAAAACAGAGGTACTAACACATGGCACATAATCTCGACTTCTCGACCGGTTCGGCCGCTATCGCTTTCCTTGGCAACCGCAACGACATCTGGCATCGCCACGGGCAGGAGATGAAGCCCGGCCAGTCCATCGAAGACTGGGCGCAGTCCGCCAAGCTCGAATGGGAAGCCATCAAGGTCCCGGCTATCGCCGCCCTGACCGGCCCCTCGTTCGACCACATCCCGGCCGAAGATCGCTTCCGCAAGGTTGACAGCCGCAACTTCCTCGTGCGCTCGGACAACGGCCACCCGCTCGGCTACGTCTCGGACGTGTATCAGCCGGTGCAGCCGGTCGAGGTCCTGAAGTGGTTCGACCAGTACATCCACGTTGACGACCGCTTCCAGCTCGACGTTGCTGGCGCGCTGAAGAAGGGCGAAATCATCTGGGCGACCGCGACCTATCGCGACCCGCTCGACATCGCTGGCGACAAGCACGTTGCCCGCGTCCTGATGACGACGACCTTCGACGGTACTGGCTCGACGATCAATCAGGGCACGATGACCCGGGTTGTCTGCAACAACACGCTCGACGTTGCGACTGCCGACAAGCGCGCCGTGATCCGTACTCGCCACAACACCAAGTTTAACGGCGAGAAGGTCGGCAAGGAGCTTGCGACGCTGGCGCAGGGTTTCGCGACCTACAAGAAGCTCGGTGACGCGCTCGCGCTGCACCACACGTCTAAGGCGGACATCTCTAACTTCTTCAAGGGTGTTCTGGATATCCCCTTCGACGCCAAGGAGGCCGACATTTCGGGCCGCAAGCAGAACCAGTTTCGTGCGCTTAATCAGGCGTACAAGGAGACGGTTCGTGAGGGCACCGAGGCGGAGACCGCGTGGGCTGCGCTCAATGCGATCACCCGCTACGTCGATCACTCGGCGGTCTACTCTTCGAAGGGCGCGGACGACGAGAAGCGCTTCCTGTCCACCCAGTTTGGTGGCGGCGCGGACCTGAAGAAGAAGGCGGTCGGGCTCCTCCTGCCCTTCGTGCAGGACAAGGTTCCGGAACTGATCGCCGCCTAACACCAACCGCCCCGGGCTTCGGCCCGGGGCATCTCGTTAGGCGGCCGGGTCATCACGACGGTCCGCTGACTAAAAATCTGTCGGACGGTGAGACCTTGCAAGGCTGACCCGGCCACCTAACGAGAGGAGGGAACGATGTTGACGAGGAAAGACAAGCAGGGCCGACCCTATGCGGCGCTGGAGGAGCTGAAGCCGGGGAGCGCGATCCTGCTAGATGGCGGGTTCGACTGCCGGGACGCCGGAGAGGCGACCGTTGAGGCCGATCCGGATGGCAGGCTGTTCTTCGCGTGCAAGCACGGCCGCCACTATCTGGAGGGCCAGCTCGACGACTGCGACGGGCGCTCGTTGCTCGGTGTCTACAAGGCCCAAAACGGGGCCACGGTTGAGGCTTAGGCCCGGGCGGCTGCCCTAGCCGCCGGGTCCGGAATGCCCTCTGGAGGTGTGCCCCCGCTCGCCAGAGGGCTAGGACGGGAGAGCTGTTTCCCCCAGCTCTCCCGTTCACCCTTTCGATTCGTTAACCATCCTTGACATTGGCTTCAGATTCGGCTAGTGACCTCAACGTCATTAACCCCCTCTGGAGCCTTTTGCATGTCCACCCCCTACGCCGGAAACATTCCTGCCGCCGCGCGATTCGCTCGCGAGCTGATCGACGCCGAAGTCGCGGTCCAAAACAAGATGTGGGAGGACGACAACGCTCGCGCCGACTGCAAGGATAGTCAGTTGATGCGAGCCGCCATGGCGAGCCTCGACCTCGTCGCGATCAAGGAGTTTAGCAAGCTGGAGTCGCACACGGCGGTGAAGATCGCCAAGGACGACTTCTATCCGGAGGATTGGAGCGGCTTCCGCGACTACGGCACGAAGATCGCCAACCTTGTCGTCGCCGCCGCGTTCATCGAAAACGAGATTAAGCGCTGCCTCGCCGAGGGTCAGGATTGGACCCGGGCGAAGCGCCAGCCCGATCAGACCTACAACCCCGCCACCGGTCTGCCGAAGGTCTCCTCGGAAGAAGCGGCTCGTCAGTAACGAGTCGCTTTCTCTTTTTCCCCAACCGAGGACACCAGTATGACGAGTATCCCTGAGAAGCGCCTCCTTATGACGTTCGACAGCGCGGGCCGCAAGAACGTGCCGCTGTATGAAGTCCTGTTCGGATATTTCCCGGACGCGATGACGGCGCTCGCGATCCATTCCTACAACGGCAACAACAAGCACAACCCCGGGCAGCCGCTGCACCATGCGCGCACCAAGAGCATGGATCACGAGAACTGCATCATGCGTCACCTTGCCAACTGGGAAGGGATGGACGGACCCGACGACGAAGCTGTGGCGCTGCTCTGGCGTGCCGCCGCGCTCTGCCAAGAGAAGCTGGAGCGCAAGCACAAGCTGACGGTGCCGTATCGCGTCGTCGATCCTCGCGCCTTCCCGGAGACCAACTCTCTGGTCGGTCCGAACGGCGAGCAAGCGCCGGGCCGCTACGGGGCAGAGCCGAAGGCGTCATCGAGCGAGACGACGGTGCTGCCGCTTAACCGCAACAAAGATGCGATGAAGATCGTGACCAACGTGCAAGAGACCGGTGTCATGATCGACTCCGACGGCTTCTACTGGCTCAACGGTGTGAGGCAAGCTGAGGACTGGAAGCCGACCAGCCCGCACCGAAACGGCTCCGGCCACGGTCTCTGATGGCTTTAGAGTCCTCACTGTGGAAGCGCGTCAAGGATGCAGGGACGCATCTGAAGCGGTGTGGGTTCGGAGTCCATCTCAAGCGTATCGAGAATAGCGTCGGGTCTGGGCACCCCGACGTGGAAGGTGCAATCGACGGGAGCCAGATATGGCTAGAGTTGAAGAGCGAAGAGCGGCCCAAGCGACCATCGACCAAGATCAGGTTCAAGGTCCGCACGTCGCAAAACATCTGGCTGCGCGAGCGTGTCCGGGCAGGCTTCCGGGCGTGCTGGGTCCTGCTTCAGGTTGGCGACGCGGCGGAGTCCCGGTTGTATTTGGTCCCGGGGCACATGTACGAGTCTATTGTTACCACGGAAGCGGAGCTGGAGCGCATGAGCGTGACACCGCCGACGTTGAGCCTGCCTGAGATTTTGCTGCGGGCCACGGAAGGTTTCACACTGTGACGACGAAGAAGCGACGTTTCAAAACCATCAAGGAATACGCCGTCTTTCTGCTAGTCAAGACTGATTTTGTCGATTGCTATGGTCGCAACATCGGCTTCGACTACGAGACGATCCTCGCGAAGATCAAGCGAGAGTTTCCGCACGCGCGAACCACCAAACGTGCATTGCGCTATGTGCTCTACGGAATCGACCGAAAAGTACGCTTGCCTGCCCGCCACAGATCGCGTAAGATACTGGCGCGAGAATTTGCTCGGGCGCTCTTGTTGGAGATAAACGAGAGCGGGGTGGGTCACTCCTTCGAAACGATCAGACTGCGCACGCGAGCGAAGTTTCGCAGCGCTCCCACCATCTCGATTCGCACACTCAAAAGCTTCACCGACACTCTGGCAAAAGAGAAGATCAAGTTGCCGGAGAAGCGCGCATGACCCAGACCAAGCGCGAGATCGACCGTCGCTACGACGACACCGAGAAGGGCAAGGAGCGCTACCGGCGCTATAACAAATCTCCGAAAGGGAAGGAACGAAAGCACATCTACCACACGTCGCCGAAGGGCAAGGTGGTGCACGACCGATACCGCGATTCGCCGAAAGGCGTCGAGCGCAACCGCAGACAGATCGAGAAACAGGCACTTACGCGTAAGAAGGGAAAATGAGTATGGCTCCGACCAAGAAAACTGATGCAGATCGTCTGCTCGACGCCACCGACATCATCCGCCAGAAGAACGAGCGCATCAAGAAACTGGAGCGCGAGCTTCGCGAGCGGGTCCAGATCAACGATAGCGCCGAGGCGATCCGCAAAGAAATCCTCGGGCTGGAAGCCTACTCCCCGGAGCCGCCGAAGTGGCTCGATGTGAAGCCCTCGGGCAAGACAACCGGTGTGCCGCTGCTCCTGCTCAGTGACTGGCACTGGGGCGAGTTTGTCGATCCGGATCAGGTCGCGGGCATGAACTCCTTCAACCGCAAGATCGCCAAGCAGCGCGTGAAGATTCTGCGCGACGCCACGCTCGATCTCTGCCTCCACCACATGACCAACCCGAGCTACCCGGGCATCGTCGTCTGCCTCGGCGGCGACATGATCACGGGCGCGATCCACGACGACCTCGTGGAGACCAACGACGGGCCGGTGACGCTGTCGATCCTTGAGGTCGAGGAGCAGTTGATCGGTCTGATCACTGACTTCGCCGACAAGTTTGGCAAGGTCTTCGTGCCTTGCGTCCCGGGCAACCATGGCCGCAACACCCTCAAGCCGCGCAAGAAGAACTACGTCTTCAACTCCTACGAATGGCTTGTCTACTGCCACATCGAACGTCACTTCAAGAACGATCCGCGAGTCACGGTGTTTGTCCCCAACGAAACCGACGCGCACTTCGCGATCCACGGTCACCGGTTCATGCTGACGCACGGCGACAACATGGGCGTGAAGGGCGGCGACGGCATCATTGGTGCGCTGGGTCCGATTGCACGTGGCGCGCTCAAGGTCGGCTCTTCGGAAGCCACATGTGGCCGGGACTTCGACACCCTCCTGATCGGCCACTATCACGTCTACATCCCCCGGGGCGACGCGGTGCCGGTGATGGCGAACGGATCGCTGATCGGGTACAACGAATACGCCCGGCTGGCCCTGCGCGCCAAGCCTGCGCGCCCGACGCAGGCCCTCGCCTTCATCCACCCCAAGCGCGGCTTTACGGCTCAGTGGCCGATTTATCTTGACTCGAAAGAGCGAGCTACGGTAAGACAGCCGTGGCTCACTTTTGAAGGCAAGAGGGATCAGTGAAGACACTCGCTGAGGCGATTCGCGAAGAAGAGGCGGCGCTCACGCGCCGCTTCATCTATTTCACCAGCAAGCGCACGGACCTGACACTGGCCGAAGCCATGTGTCTGTCCGAGCGCATGGCAGAGACGAGGCCCGAGGAGAAGAAGCGTGCAAATCCCTGATCTGGTCAACGGAGCTTTCGAAGCCGTCGGCGGCGCGATGATCGTCATGAACTGCGTGCGGCTGTACCGCGACAAGTGCGTCCGTGGCGTGTCCGTGCTGCCTGTCACCTTCTTCACCTCGTGGGGCATCTGGAATCTGTTCTACTATCCCAGCCTCGGTCAGTGGGCGTCATTCGCGGGCGGCTGCTCTATCGTCATCGCCAATGCGGTGTGGCTCGGGATGGCGATCCACTATAGGAGAAACTGATGCGCGACTACAGCGACAAGCGAGATTTCATCCTCCACCCCGACTACTGCAAGCCGGTGATGCCGCGTATGTCGGTGTGCGAGTTCGACCCGCGCGCCTCTAGGGGCGTGGACGAGATGGTCGATATCCACTATCTGCGCTATCTCCGGCCGGGCGATCTCCAGATCGACATCCCGCTCATCGCGCGCTCGGTCTGGGACGAGCCGATGGCGACGACGCTGATCCACCAGTCGCAGGCGATGTTCCGCAACGGTGCTCCTGAGTCCGCGACATTCGTGATCGAGGCCGGGCGCGAGGTGCTCGGCTTCTCTAGCATCCGCAAGTCGTGGGCGATGCCGAACATGGCGGAGTTTACGGGCGTCACCGTCCACCCGAAGCATCAGGACAAAGGCTTTGGCACCCTCCTCACGCGTGCACGATTGGAGCTTGCCAAGGCGCTCAAGGTCGAGTACGTCATGGTCTCGACGATTCACCCGGGGTTCTTTGAGAACTTCGGATTCGAGACAATCGACATCCACTACGGCGACCAGACATGGTCCGTCATGCGAAAGGAAATCTGAGAATGGAGAACCCGGATCACATCGTCGCGCTCGACGAACTGAGCAAGCTCACGCCGGACGTGATCGAAGCGGTCAAGAGCCTTCCCGACCATCCGGGCGAGGCGAAGGTCAAGGCGCTCGACGTGGCATTGCCCGAGGTGCACATGCCGAAGATTCACCCATGGCTTCATCCGACCAAGGGCTGGCGCGAGAAGGCCCGGCAGACGAAAACCAACCGGCGGCGCAAGCTGAGCGACGCAGGCCGGGCCGGACTCGCGCAAGCTGTGATCGACGACCGGGCACGCCGGGTGCGCGAGCGCGACGAGGCGATCAAGGCGCTGGTAGACGCCGGGATGCGCGCTTAAGGGCACCTTAACCTGCCTGACGTGCCCTCAAGAGCCCGGCCGCTAAGCCGGGCTTTACTTTTTACCGCACATTAACCATCGGACTCAAATGGGCTTGTGTTTCGCACTGGGTGGCCTATTCTCTACCGCAACAGGAGCCGCCCATGAGCACGATCACCTACAAGCCCGTCACGGACGGCATCGCCGTCTATCTCGACCGCCGTCGCACCGGCACTATCGTGAAAGCCCCCGCCTTCGGTTGCGGCACGCCGTCCGACAGCACTGGCTGGTATTACAAGCCGACCAGTGGCGATGTGTGCGGAGAGGTGCATCGCTCTGTCGAGGCGGTGAAGAGGAGCCTTTCAGTCTGAGTTACAACCGCGCCCACGAGCGGAGCTGGTGGGGAGCGCGAGAGGGCCACGCTCGGATGCCCTCAACCATTTTGGGAGCCCGTCCCGGCCTTGTCAGGCCGAACGCTTCGTCTCTCAAAAGAAAAGCCCGGCTCGCGCCGGGCTTTTCCGTTTTGGGCATGCGGGAGTGTTATGCGGTCGTTCCGGGAGCTGCCGGGGTGGCCGCAGGAGCCTCAGCGGGAGCCGTCGGTGCGGCGGAATCCGCCGGGGCCGCTGGTGCCGGGGCATCCGCCGGAGCCGCTGCCGCGCCCGCGCTGGCGACCGGAGCAGCCACCGCAGCCGTAGCCGAGGCCAGAGCGGCGGTCACCTTGGCGGTTCCATCCTTGAGGGCGGCGATCTGAGCCTCCAGATCGGCGGTATTGTCCGGGGTGACCGGGATCGCGGCGAGCTTTGCAACGTCATCCGCGTGCTGAGCGAGGAGGGCGTTGACGGCGGCCAAGGTCTCTTGGACTTGGGCGCGGAGATCGGCGACGACATCTACCATGGGCGATAATTCCTTCTTGATTGTGGATTGCAGGACACCCGCGAGGCGAGACGTGATGTGCCCCACGAGGTAGTCGATTTGGATTTTGAGCAGCACTAAATCTCCCCCTTCACGAATGAGAGGAGAGTCTACCAGACGCAGGAGGGTGGCTCAACTAGCGATCTGAGTTATGCACAGTGCTAGTTTACAAACCGAAATAGCGCAGCGCTGCAAAGACAAACGCTGCCGATCCGAGAAGTACGGCCGCGCCGCCGATGGCGTTGATCACTGAAAAATACGCGACTGTCTTCGCGCGCTCCTCCAGCTCGGCGTCATGCTGCTCGATCTGGTGCAGGACTTCGTTCACGTGTGGCTCCCACCTTTGACGAAGAGATTCCCTAGCCATCCGATGATGCCGCCGACGAGGATCAGGATCGCCGTCGCGCCCTTCCATCGGTTGACCGTTCCGACTACGCTCTTGATCTCTTTCTCGACCGTGCCCATGCGCACGTCGATGCTCTCAAGCTTCGCCTCGATGCTGCCGAGCGTGGTCGCGATGTAGAGGTCGCGGTCGTGCTTGAGTTGTTCCTGAAGACTCGTTTCAGTCATTTGCTGCCCCTCCGTAAGATCGTCGCAGCCTCAGACAAGAAATAAAACCCGACAACAACCATGATCAGATGCCAGAGGTTGGGGTCGAGCGCATCAGTAACGAACTGGCGACACTCCAGCGCCTCGGGAGTCGTGAGCTTGCCGACGCAGCCAAAGAACGGCCCGACCGACTTGTCCCAGACGAGAATCTTCGCGAGGATGACCAGCACGCAGCACGCGATAGCAAAGCGCATCACGACGTTGAGCCGCGTGAAGCGGCCCTCGTTGATCAGGACATCGCGGCGGAGCGTCAGCGTGTTGACGCGCTCCTGCGCAGCGATGCGCTCCTGCTCGGTCGTCGCATTGACGACGGCGATCTTCTCATTCGCGAGCGCGTCCGTCACGTGGTTGACGGTTCCGAAGATGCCCTTGAGCAGAGACGGGACGGCGCTGATCAGCTCCCACATGGCACATCCTCACTTCAATGGGCCGTCGGTCGGCTGGTAGGGCGTGACCGGGTCGAGCGGCTGCGTCGAGCCGGGCCGACGACGGCCATACTCGGTGATGATGCCGTTGGCGATGATCCAAGCAGTCGCGACGCGAGGGTCCTTGAAGACCGGGCTCAGATTGCCGAGCGAGTCCGGGCTCATGGTGAGCAGCACCGTGAAGGCCGAGCCGATCAGCACGTTGATTCGAGCGATCAGGATGACCGACGAGCTACGGAACGACTGATGGAAGCTGATGGCGTAGGCTTTGAGTGTCTGGTACATGGTCGCCCCTTATGCAAAAGCGAAGTGAACGGTGTTGTTCGCCTTGTTGGCGACGTAGTCCTGATAGGCTTCGTAGGCGAGACCGACGAGGAAGACGCCGACGACAATCGCGGCGGTCTGCCAGAGCGGCGCACCGGAGGCGTGCGAAGTCGCACCGGAGGCGATAGCGCCACCCGTGGTGACCTTGCCAGCCGTCTTCGCGACGTGCGTAGCCTTGGGCTGCGCCAGCTTGGTGAGGTCGGGAGCCTCGGGCGCGGTAGACGCCGGGCTGGAAATGAGGTGAAGGCTGTAGGTCTGGAGATCGGCGACGCGAGCGCCCCAGCCGTGACCGTATTCGGCCCACGCCTGTCCGCCACGGATCGCGTGCATGAACTGCAAACGCTCTGCGCACATGGTTTTGACAAACCATGTGGGATCGACTTTGCGGATTGCGTCGAGCAGCGGCTGATCGACCCGGGAGTTGCTACCGGGCACGTTGAGCATGGCGCGAGCGACGCGCACCGCCCGGGAGATGCCGGAGTTGACGGCGTAGTCCATCATGACCGCGTCGGTCCCGGCCGGGAGATCGTTGTAGCGGATCGCGCTGGCATACTTCGTGGCGTAGATCGCCTCGGCTTCGTCCAGCGCCATGGCGGCGACGATGGGAGCCCACCGCTGCATCGAGTCCATCTTCTGACCACGATGCTCGGCGAGGTCCCAGCACGTCACGCCGTACTTGGTGGGGCCGCCCGGATCACTCTTCGACCAGCCATACGCTCCTTCGTACCGCTGAATCATGCGGTCCACGAACGGTTTGTAAGTTGACTGTGCCATGGTGATCTCCGGGGGACTTCAGATGGACTGAGCCCGGGAGCATGCTTGCGCAGAGGCCGACCCGGGCTTTACTTCGTTACGCCGCCGGAGGAGCCGGGGGAGCCGGAGGGGTGACCGGGGCCGGAGCAGCCGGAGGAACGACTTTGGCAGCCGCCGGAAGGAGCTTGGAGACGGCGTCAGCCTGCGCCTGCTTGATCGCAGCGAGCACATTCACCTCAGCGCCGTTGAGCGCGGTGCGGGCTTCGGCCGGGACGCCCTTGATGCTGTCCTTGACGCGCTGCGACAGGACGACGCCCGCCACGAACGCGACGGCGGCGGTGACGAGGATAAGCTGGGTATCCGTGAGGAAGGTCGTGAAAGCAGACATGGGTGTGCCTTTTCGAATCAGGGTGGGGGAGATTCGAAAGCTTTACCCGGAAATTAACTATAAGTCAAGGTCACATTATCGCCCGGATTGCAGGAACTCCGCCGCGCGCTTCATCGAGAGCCAGATCGTCTTGTCCATGTCCAGATACTGGTAAGTGCCGAGCCTGCCAACGAAAGCGACGCTATCCTCCCGAGCCGCCAGCTCGTGATACACCGCCAGCCGCTCGTTCTCATGCGCCAGATGCACGGGATAGTAGCGGATATCGCCACTCTGCGGGTCACATTCCCGGCTAAATTCCCGCGTCACGACCGTGCCAGTGTGGCTTGTTTCCCACGGTGTAAAGTGCCGATGCTCTGTCGAGCGTGTCCAAGGTGTGGATAAGTCGCACGAGTTGAGGACGCTGCAACCCTGATAGTCCCGCGTCGAGAGGTCCACAAGGGTTTCAAGGTCGAGCGTGCGATACGCGAGCGGGCCACTCACGTAGTCAAACCACGCGTCGATTGCGCCGCTGTAGAACACGAACGCATCTTCTGCCAAGTAGCGCCAGTCGGTCCGGACGATGTGCGTACCGAGGTGCACCTTGATGCTCGGATGGTCGAGCATGTTCTCTACCATCTTGGTGTAGCCCTCAACCGGGATGCCCTGATACCGATGATCGTAGGCGTTGTCGTTGTAGTCCCAGCGCATCGGGAGCCGCTTCAGGATGGACGCCGGAAGCTCGTGTGGGTCGCGGCCCCATTGCTTCTTGGTATAGTCGCGCAGAAACATCGCATACAGCTCCTCGCCGAGGAGCGAGACTGCAAGCTGTTCGAAGCTGCGAGGTTGACCGAGAAGATAACGGGAGTCCTGCGCAGCGCGCTTGCCGATAAACTCCCGCGCCTGATCAGGGCTGAAGTTTTGCCGGTAAAGCTGATTGATCGTGTGCAGGTTGATGGGGAAGGAGAAGACCTCACCTCGGGCTCTCGCCTTGGTGCGCTGGGTGTACGGCCAGAAGCGGCCGAAGCGGTTGACGTACCGCCAGACCATGGTGTTGTCGGTGTGGAAGATGTGCGGGCCGTACTTGTGCACCATGACGCCGGTCGAGGGATCGCGCTCGGTGTGGACGTTCCCGCCGACGTGATTGCGGGAATCGAAAACCTCGATGTTCTTGACGCCGCCCTCGGCGAGCCGTTGTGCGATGGTCGCGCCAGCGAGGCCAGCGCCGATGATCTTAACCGAGGAGTGCATACGCCATGTCCATGTGTTCGTCGCGCTCCTTCTTGGAGCGCCAGCGATGTTTGCAGTGATAGGGGTTGCAGTAGTACCAGCCGTTGTGCCGCTTGGCGAAGTCGTCGGGCACGACCTTGGTGCGGCGATAGTAGGCGACCGGGCTCTCGCCCTTCTTACGCTTCGGCCGGTATACGTCGTAGGAGTGGCCGGTCGTGCCGTGCTCGTCGATGTAGCCGATGCAGATCGATGTACCCGGCGGCAGACCCTCGAAAGAGTCCACCTCCAGCCACGCGTGGCCGGTGCCGGGCTTGCCGATCAGTGCTGTGCGTTTGATTATTTTGCGACGAGCCATTCCGGATTCTCTTCGTACCACTGGACGACGTTCGCCATGGACGCCTCCAGTGACAGCGGAGACTTCCAGCCGGTGGCCGCCAGCTTCTCCCCGTCCAAGCCATAGTGCGCGTCGTGGCCCGGGCGGGTGACCTTCGAATCTTCAATCACGTAGTTGGCGGGCTTGTCAAGTGCCTTGGCGATCATCTCGACCAGCTCGACGTTCGTGATCTGCTTGTCGCCGACGATGTTGTAGCGGTCCGGCTTGTCCACGGTGCCCTCGACGTGGGTGTGCGGAGCCTTGTGGCGGAGGAGGTGCAGGAACGCGTCAGCCGAGTTGCGGCTGTGGATGTAGAATCGCGAGCCGATGTGGCCGACGCTGGCGTGCACGGTGACCGTCTCGCCCGCCCGGAGCTTGCGCTGCACGATAGCCGGGAACTTGGCCGGGCTCTGCATCTCGCCGAAGTTGTTCATCAGGTTGACGATGACCAGCGGGATCGCGTAGGTGCGCCAGTAGGAGATCGCAATGGCTTCCTGCGCCGCCTTCGACGCCGAGTAGGGGTTCGACGGAACGATGGGGTCCCACTCCTTGTGGAAGCCCTTGCCGTCGGTCGGGCCATAGACCTCGTCCGAGCTGATCTGGAGGAACGCCTTGAGGTGTTCCTGACCTCGCGCGTACTCCAGCATGTTGAGGATCAGATCGACGTTGTTCTTGACGAACGGCACCGGGTTGACAATCGAATCGTGAACGTCCGACAGCGAGCCCATGTTGATGATGTAGTGCACCGGGCCGATCTTCTGCCGCAAGATGTGCGAGATCGGAGCCGCCAGATCATGGGTGAAGACCGTGACGCGCTCGGCAAACTCGGGGTGCGCGTCGAGCATGACCTTGACGCGGTCGGTCAGGCCCTTGTGCCGAAAGGAGTCGATGCAGACGATCTGCCAGTCGGTGTTGTGCAGGAGGTGCATCAGCGTGTGGCAGCCGATGGAGCCGCCAGCGCCGGTCAGTAAAAGTCTTTCAGACATGGGCTCTGCTCATAGTTAGAGATGGTGGGTGGACGGTGATGGAGATTGACCGTGACGATGTCCGCCCCGCAATCGCTGAAGGGCATATGCACGATGAAGTTGCCGGTCTTGCGGCCATAGTCTCGCGCCGCCTCGATCAGGAGGCGGCGCTTGGTGACGCTGATCTTGTCGATATCGACGCTCATGCCCTCGGCTTCCGGTTGATCGTGATGTCGATGTGCATGATCACGCCCCAGCGCGAATAGAACCAAATGCGCGAGACGCTGATCTCCGGGCGCTCGACACAGTGGAGCCAGCCGCCGGAGCCCCAGACGAGCGGGAAGAGCTTGTGACCCCAGTGCTGCTCGGCGTTGTCCACTTGCAGGATGCTCAAATGTTTCGGCCGGTTATAGAACGGTCCGTGATAAACTTTCTGGCCGAAGTGGTGGAGGTTGAACTCGATGGTCACCGGGTAGGTGTTCTTGCCGCCGAAGAGCGACAGATACCATGCCTTGCCGCCGGGGAAGTTGCGTCGCAGCCTCATGCCGTCAACCCTCCATTCATGCGCGAGATGTAGGTCGGCGGTGCCGATTCGCGGTGCTTGTCCTCGATGTCTTCCATAAGCCATTGGGGGCTCGGCAAGCCGTACTGCTCCCGCGTCCAGCCGCCGAAGCTCCGCACGTAGGGCGACAGAGATGCCTTGCGCATCTCCCAACCACGCAGGAAGGTCGAGCACGCATCCCAGCGCTGCTTGCGCACGAAGTGTCCGCTGTCCTCGGACATGTGGACGCCGCAGAGCATGATATGGACGAAGCCCAACTCGCGGGCAACCTTGACGCAGAAGAGGCCGGTCGATCCAGCCCAGTCGCGCGTCCAGTCGGTGATGCCGGTGTAGGGTCGGTGAGCCCAGATGTGGTCCGGCGGAGGGAAATGATTCGAGCGGCGTTTGCCGAGCCACATCGAGAGCTTGTCCGGGTGGAGACTGTGCGCATGATGGACGTGGCCCGGCCACTCGGCGATCATGTCGTTGCCGACGAAGGTCTCGTATGGCTTCCCTGCGACGGTGCACAGATCGATGGCGCGCTCAGCCTCGGCGAACGGATCGCCGCCGCCGCAGATCACAATCGCCGCATCCTGTCGCGTGGGGAGCATCACGGGTTTCCGGTTGAAGAGGCGACGCGGGTCACCGAATGGTATTGCCAAAGGGTCGGTCATACTTTTCTCGCCCGGGGAACCCGCCCCACTTTAACTCATAATATTGGTTGTCGAACTGGGTCTGCCCACGGAACGCGGTGCGATGCGCGAAGAGCGGATCGCTGCGCACAGTCACGGAGCCATCGTTCTCCGGATCGCCGGGCTTGTAGGGGCCGACGCGATGCACGACGCCGGGGCCGAACTCCTCGGTCGTCCAGCCTGCCTTGCGCATGCGGTGATAGTATTCCACGTCGGCGACGTACTGGAAAAACATCGGGTCCCAGTAGCCGATCTCGCGCACGCACTTCATGTTGAAGGCGCACAGCACGTCATAGTGCGTGAAGAGCACGCCCCATTTCTTGTCGCTGGCGTGAAGCTCGCGCACGCGCTGGAGCATCCGATTCGCGACGCCCGGCAGCGCCAGCGCGTCATTGTGCATCCAGAACATCACGTCGTCGTGCCAACTGTCATGGATCATGAGATTGATCAGTGAGACCGGAGCCATCGGTGGCATGCGACGCACCGAGCGCACCCCGGCGATGTTGCCGAGCTGGTCAGCGTTGTCGCCGTTAGGCCAAAGGATGATATTGCCGATGTCGAGGACGCTGCCGACTGCTTCAACCGCGAGGTCTTCGCGGTTGGCATACGCCATGTGGAGTTTGTAGTTCATGCCTTGAGTCCTGCGCTGGGGCCGTATCGGTACAGCGGGTGCCTGCCGAAGGGCTGCGCCAGCGGCCGGTTCTCAGGAGCGCGCTGCGCCCGTTCGAACATGTCCGATGCGATACCCTTCATGGGGAGGATTGCGATTCCGAAGTGGTCTTGCACGAAAGCGGCGATCTTGTCAACCGCCGGGATCATGTCGATCTCCTTTTCGCAGACGTTACGGCAAGCCGAGGTCCAGCAATGGCAGGGGTTGATCGGCTCGATGGAGAGGAACGGGGCGAACTTCTTGCCCGAGTCGTGCGCCTTGGCATCCTCGTAGCCGCCGACGACGTTGATGCAGGGGGTCTCGACGGCGGGGGCCAGCACGGCAGAGAAGCCGGAGGAGGTGAAGACCAGATCGGCTTCGCAGAAGAGCGCCGCCAGCTCCTCGAAATTCAGCTCGCCGTTGTGCAGGGTGGCGTCCGCCTTGAGATGCGGGCCGACAATCCACTCGACTCCGGGCACCAGATCGGCGACCGAGACGACGAAGAAATGGTTTCGGAGGTAGGCGAAGAGATGGGCATAAGCCATCTCGTTGGCGTTGCGGGCCGCGCTGCCCTTCCACTCGTGCCGGGCGACCAGCGGCCGGTAGATCAGGAGCGGCTTGTGCCCGGTATACCCGACGCGGTCGAGCACCTTGTTAGCCCGGATCGACCAGTCGTCCGGGATCGGCAGCCGGTAGTCAGCGTCGGCGTAGCTGACGCCGACACAGCGGCACATCGCTTCCAAGATCGACTTGCTGTCGGTCTCTTTCACGTTCGCGCCGTGATACATGACGCGGATACGCTCGATGCCGGGCGGAGGGGTGAGGGAGAGGAACTTGTCGGCTTCGCGCTGCGCGTTCTTTGTCTGGGTGCGCAAATTCACTGCACGCCGAATAAGCTTGAGGTCGGGACCGACGAGGTCGTGATAGATCGCGGGCCACGAGGTCTCAAGCCATACTTCTCGTGTCTGCATGATCTGACGAATGAGGGCACGCTGGTGGACGTTATCGCCCATGCCATGCATGCCCTCGATCAAGATAGGCTTCTTCATGTCGCAGGATTCCGGTGCGGCGCTGCCGTCCACTAAGCGGCAGACTTATGACTCTTTATAGTGCTTCCGCCGCTGCTAGAGGTTAGCCGTGGGTGATCGTCGCGGACGTGATCGTGACCGGCTGACCGGCGACGATGTTCGTCGAGGAGAGGACGATGTCGCCCGAGCTGGAGCTGACGGTGAGGCCCGAGACCACAGTCGTGCCGGTGTTGTTGGCAGCGGTCGTGATCGTCGCGACGGCGGCCGTACCGGACGCGTTCGCGCTCGCCTCGGTGAGTGGGGTGCCGCTGAAGGTCAGCACGCCGCCGGTCACGGTGCCCGCCGGATTCGCGAGCGGAATCGACGCGAGTAGCGAAGCGCCGCCTGCGGTCAAGATGTTGAGGTAGCCGGTCGCACCGATTGCGGTGACGACATCGGTCATGCGCGTGTTCTTCAGCGTGGTGTTATAGGTGACGGACATAGTTGTAGCTCCTGCTTACGTGACGATGAAGACGCGACGCTTTCGTGAGGTTGTGACGCCTGCGCCAATGAACCGGGCAATATCCGGATTCTCGGTCGCGGCAAAAGGTCCCGAGGTTGGCGTATACCCTGTTGCCGCGAAAATGTCAACCGATTCGGAGGCGATAAGCACGCCATCCTCGCCCCGCCCGAGACCTGTAGCCGCGAATTTGTCCGCCGCTTCGGTCGCCGCGAGCGCGCCCCTGACAGGCAAATAGCCATAGGCGGAGAACGTATCCTTCGCCTCGGTAGATGCCATGATCGCCAAGTCCGAGGTGTAGCCGACGGCCGCGAACATGTCGGTCGTTTCGCTCGCGGCGAGGCTGCCGGTGACACCGAACGCGCCGACGTAACCAACGGCGTGGAAGGTGTCCGCCGCCTCGGTCGCGCGAAGGATGTCGTAGCTCTGGCTCTCCATGTCGAAGATAAATTCGGTGACGCCATTGAGCTGTGTCTGCGTCGTACTGACGAATGTCAGCCTCCACATCTGGTAGAAGAGCCGCGTCGGGTTATCGATGTCAAAGACGGCGTCGAGCTGGCCGTTGAGATTCATCGTGAACGACGAGCCGATGTTCGCCCACGTCGTGCCGTCATTCGACGCCGACCATTGGCACGTGCCGTAGTTGACGGCGGGGAGCGTGCCGTTGAGGCTTACCCGGAATCGGAACGGGGCGACGAACTTGCCTGCACCCCAGTCGAAGGTGATATACTCGCCATTGGTCAGGCCATTGACGGTCGGGACGTTCGCGTTATCGCTGACGACACTCCATTCGAGGTTGCCGTTCTGGTAGTTTTGCAGCGTGCCAGACGGCGAGCCGCCGGAGACCGTGAGGCCGGAGCTGTGCGTAACCGTCGCATCGGGGACCGCCTCGTTCGGGTTGGCGAACGCCATGAAGTCGAGGCCGCTACACAGCCGGTTGCCGTTCCACGCGCCGCCGGTCCAGACCAACTGAAAGTAGGTCCACGGGATGTTGGCAATGAGGTTGTCTTTGCCGAAATTGACCGTGAAGCCCGCGCCGATGCTGTTGCCGTTGTCGTCCTGATACCCGGTGCCGGTGATGGCGAGGTTGAACGTGCCAATCGTCCACCAAGTCGCGCCGTCCAGCGATCCGAGAAAAGCCCAGTTACCCCAGTCCTGAATGCCGCCGCTGATCGACCAATCCTGATTGGCGAAGCGCAGACCGTTGATGATCAGTGCGCCGGGCTGCCCAGCGGCGTTGCTGATCTGCCATGTGACGGATGTCGCGTTGGCCGTCGGCGTGCCGCCGTAGTCGGGGCCGTTCGCGCCGCCGCCGAAGCTGCGGCCGTTGAATGCCGTGCTGAAGTCGAACGACTGTGTTGCGCCCGCCAGATTGGTCGTGACGGCTGCGATCAGGCCGTTACCGCCCGCGTCGATGCTGGTGGCGAGACGGTTGCCGCTACTCCAGACCCAGTTGAACGACTGGACCGGATCGTCAGGCTTGCGCGAGACCCACCCGCTGATCTTCGCCGTGTCCGTCGCTTCCGTAGCCGCCAAGGTGCCGACCGGAGGCTGGCCGAACGCCGCCATGGTGTCGGTCGCTTCAGTCGCCGCCATCGTGCCGGACGGGCCACCGCTTGCGCCAGTGCCTTCGACGACGACGCCGCCCTCGCCGGGCACGACGGTTTGCGAGCCGTTCTCAAGGAAGAAAACGGCACCGCCAAGACCAGCCCTGCTAACTGGGTAGATTTTGTTTGTCATTTATTACACGACGACTTGCGGATCGATGGCGTAAACGAGCGAGCCCGCCTTGCCGAAACAGACGGTCACAGTGACGTTGCCGACTTGCGCCGCAGAGATGGCTTGGGTCATGATGAAGCGGAATCCCGCCTTGAAGGTGGCGGTGCCGTCAGTGACTGCCGTGCCGTCCACTGCCGTGGCATATCCGGCCGGGACACTGCCGTTCGATGTTCCGGCGACCGTACAGCGATAGAGCCTGCCGTTGCCTTGCGGGTCGGCGATCAGATCGCCGACGCTGTAGGCATGCGTGTTGAGCCGCGCCGAAGCGCCGCTATCCCAGTGCGAGGTATCCGCGCTCCACGAGGTCGGCGTCGTGAAGATGTCCGTGACGCGATTGACGGTGCGCTTGCTCTTGGTGTCGCCAGCGTCCACCTCGGAATCGATCTCAAGCCACACCTCCTTGTTGGTCGGCAGAGCCGCGTCCCACGAGATGCCATAGACATCGCACGTGAAAGCCGGAGAGCCTGTCGCCGTGTTCCACGAGACGACGGGCGGGCATTCGAGGTAGTTCGTCCACGGATTGACGTAGGTGGCATCCGTTGTGATGATCCATCCGTAGTGTGTGACGCTATCCGTCGCGCCTCCGGTGCGGGCGGCTTGGCTCGATGCGACCACGGACCCGTTGCCGTTGTAGCGCGCGTATTCGAACTCCGATCCGCAGCGGATCAGCTCAAGCCACCCGTTGCCGTTCGCGTGCGAGAAGATGTGCGCGACCGATGCGTTAACGCTCGTGGGCAGGATGCAGTCTTCGAACCGGACCTGCTCGTTGCCGGAGTTGCCGGACATCGACATCAGATAGGCGGACGTGCTCGCGAGGACGTTGCTGAAATCCACGCCCTTGAAGAGCATGTCGCAGCAATCCGACTGAATGAAGAGCTGATTCGTAAGCTGGGTTCCGGTCTTGCCGATGCTGCCGCCGTACCAGCGAACCGGACCGCTCATATTCATTTGCTGTCCGCCAGCACCAAATGTCACGGTGCAGTTGCGGAAGACTGACTTGCCGTGCAGGCGTCCGGGCATCTGGAGGGTGCAGCCCGCGTTCGTGGAGCCCATGACGAAGGTGCAGTTGACATATTCCACGTCGGAGTTTTGGTCGGTGGAGAGGTTCATCTGGGTGTTGCCGGTGCCGCTGAGGGCGAGCGTGATGCCGGTCATCCGGAAGTAGCCCGCGATATTGACGCTCTGGCTGTTGCCACCGGCTGTCGCGGTTGCTCCGGTCGTGATGTCGGACGATTGCGGAGGGACGTTGCCCGCTTCGTTGACGCACGTGATGTGCACCGATCCGGTGCCGCCTTCGTTCGCACCCATGCTCCAAGTCAGGGAGTTGCTTGCACCGCTGTTCTCGTTGTGGCTGTTGCCGACGTGAATGAGGGTGACTTGGCCGAAGCCGTTGTTGCTGACCCAGTTGCTGGAGATCGCGACAGAGACGCGCGCATGCGGCGCTGCCCACTTGGTCAGCGTCGCGGCCGTGCCGATATACATCCATGTCACGGTGCCGTCAGTCGTCGTGTTGCCGACCGCAGTCGTATTCCACGTCGGCTCGGTGCCGCCGGTCGTTCCGCTGACCGTACAGATGAAAGCGTGCGTGCCCGCCGCGTCGGTGACCGTCTGGCTGGCCGCCGGAGGACGGCCGCCGCCACCGCCGTTCGCCCACTTCGGGGTGTTAGCCACGTCGCCGTTGAGCGCCGCGCAGCCGGTGACCTCAAGCCAATGTACGGTGCCGTCGGTTGTCGTGATCGCGCCCGTCGTCGTGCCCCATGTCGGCTCGGTGCCACCGGAGGTGCCGCTTTGGATACAAAGGAAGACGCGCTCGGCAGCGAACGCCGGGGCTGCAAGCTGGCGCACCAGCGAGACGCCCGCCGTATACGCAGTCGTGGCCGCCCATTGGGCGACCGAATTGTACTTGCCGGACGAGACGTATTGCGTCGTCCTGTTATCCCAAGTTGCCATTGGTTACTCCGTGAGCAGCGCGACGAAGCTGAAGCTGATGTTCGCGAGCGTCGCGTCGGCGACGGCCGGGGCGACGAGGGTGATAATGTCGCCGGGAACGAGGTTGATCGATGCCGTGAACGATACGGTCGAATGCGGCGAGGTGTGGAAGGTGATCGTGCCGATGGGGTTGCCGTTCTGGTTGATCGTGAAGACCGTGTCCGCGCTTGCGGCGATACCCGCATAGGCCACTGAGCCGGTGAGGCCCGACGGGAGGGTCATGTGATCGACGACGGCGAATTGCAGAAGCGTCTCGCCTGCGTTGGGCGGACCTTCGACGTAGAGCGCGAGCACTCGCTTGTCGCTCTCCCACGTCGTCACAAACGGGCTACCGCTCGACTTGACGAGCCGCTGGCCGACGGTGCCACCGGCCGGAAGCTCGTCAGCCGGTTGCTCCAGAAGCAGGGTGTAGAGGTTGTGCCCGAGCCCGTCAGTCGCGAACGCGTTGAACGTGCCCGCGCTGGTGTGCTGGATGTTGACCAGATACAGCGACCCGTTATCGCCGACGACATCGAGCGGAGCGTAGTTGACCGAGGGCAGCCACGTGCCGCGCGGATTCCAGATTTCAGTCGGGACCGTGAACGGACCTTGGATGGAGTGGTCTGTCAGATGGACGTAGAGCTGGTTTCCGGCGGAGAGCGAAATGAAGTCGATGCTGCGCGCCGAGATCGGCGACAACTGCATGCTGTGAATCGCGCTCCAGAGTGTCCAGAAGTTGAGGTCGATGGTGACAGCCGCGAGGTCGGACCCCTGTCCGTTGCCCCAGCGCGTGGCGTCGTCGGTGCGATAAACGAGATTGCTGATAAGGGGCATGGCGGTGATCCGATTCGAATTGAGGCATTAACCATATTTGAGGGCTGGCGTCAAGGTATTAGACGGTCGTGATCTTCGGGTTCGCGGGGTCGGTGAGGTCGAACTGAAAGGTCAAATTCGGGACACCGCCTGCAATCGTCGTCGCCGAAGAGCCACCAGCGTCGTTACCTTGCGGGAGAGGGAAGTGGTGGACATCTCCCGGAAATGCCGGTGGCCCCGGAGAGGTGTCGGGGACCATTTGCAGACCGGCCTTGATGTGCGCAGATGTGGTCTTGGAGAGCGCGTATGCCGTGCCTACCATATCGCCCGAGGTCAGCTCCTGCACGGCGGTATGCAGAGTGACCTTGAAGGGCTGTGCAAACAGCGGGTTTTTCGATTTGATCCAAACTCCAATGAAGGGGTTGATTGCGTCCGTGAAAACCCACAAACCGAAACCCAAGACCTTCTCGCCGTGGATGCCAGTGAGGACCGTCTGATTCAGCATCGCGTCGGTCAGTGTTTCGACGTTGCCGCCGGTATCGATGAAAGCCGGATTGCTCGGCATGGTGGGGTTGCCGTTGCTTCCACCCGAAACCATCAGGTCGAGTTGAACGCCTGCCAGCTCGGGGATGTCATCGAAGGTGACCCAAGCGTGAGGTCCCTGAATGTTGTCCGAGACGGTGAATCCGAACCAGAGGTCGTTGCCCTGATTGATCTTGCGAATCCACCAGAACGGCCCCATGTCGATTTTCTCGTCCTGCGTAAATATGCCCTTGGTGGTGCCTCCATCTTCGACGTATTTGACATAGTTGTGCGCGATGTATCCGAGATCGTCCAGCGACGGAGGCTTCACCGCCTGATCGCTTTCGTCATTCGGGTCGTAGCCTTTCGGCGACGAAAATGTGCTGGCGCGGCTGAAGTCCACCCCTTGCGCGTTCGGGTCGTCGCAGGATGGGCAGCTTAGGATGACTTCGAAATTGTTGGTCGTGCGAAATGCGAGATTGTCGCTCCGCACCGAGGTGATGTAGCTGCCCTTGGCGTCGGCTTTGGTCTTGCCCGGAGGCTGCGTGACGGTCTCGTTGTGCTGCCGCCGCGTCGATCTGATGTCCCCGGTGCCGTCGCTGATGTTGAATGCATTGCCGCCGTCGGAGCCCGGCTGCATGTCCAGAATCCACTCTTTGTTGTTCGTGTCGCGCGCCGCCCAGCAATCAACCACTTCCACATCGAGCGCGTTCTTCCCGTCGGCAGACTGCACGCGCTTCATGTGCGACTTCGACGAAGCCTTGCCCGGTGTCTTCTGGTGTCCCCCGCCCGTGTCATCTTTGATGTACGCCGAACCCTTGTGGTCGAGCTTGAGGATGACCTCCCGGTTATTGTGGGTGCGGAATGCAATCGCCTCCAGAATTTCAATGTCGATATAGTTGCTATCCGCCGTCGTGCTCGACGGATCGGGCTTGGTGTTCGGATCGTGAATGCGAGCGATCTGTGTTCTGCGTGTAAAGGTCACGATGCCAACTGCCCTGTCGTCATGTCGAACGCGTCAGAGGCCGCCTCTTTGTGGACGGCCGCCATGTACGAGCTGATCGTCGATTGCCCGCTGAAGGAGAACATCTTGTTGCCGCCGCGCAGCCCGACCGAGAAGTGGATCGGGGGCGAGCCTTTCGAGTTGGGCTCGAAAATACGCCGAGGTGCGACGCCGGGGCCGACGAACGGCCGTACAATGCCTTCCATCCCTGCCATGGTATTCTCCTGTTACGGGTTAGACGGAGCCGCGAGGTTGATGCCCTGCGGGACCTCCAGAGGGGATACGCTGATCTCGTAGGAGCCGATGAACGGCCCGTTGCCGTTACATGGCTTGAGCAGCACCGTCCACGAGACCGGGTTTGCCTCCATCACGTAGGGCGTAGACTGCGCCGCCAGTGCCAGCTCTTCGCGCTCAATAGTCCACGCCTCTTGTGAGTTGATGCCGGTGTTCGTGCTCTGGTTTCCGGTGCCGCCGGTCGAGATGGTTTGGCCCGACCAATTTTGCAGATAGGTCAGGACACGCAGCGTCTTGAACGAGGCTTTGATCTTAGCCTCTTGCTGTGCCATCGTGCCGCTGATGATGCCGCCGTCGCTGATCTGATTCCACGTCAACGGATATTGCAGACCGTCGTCGAACGGCACATAGTACGGCTTGGTGTAGGTCGTGTCGTTGCTGCCGGGCACGCTCGTCGCGCCGTCGTAGCGCTGCCAGCCTGCCTGCGCGTATCCTGCATTCGCATACTCGGGCGTTCCGGTGATCGCGGCCACGGAGTTGCCGAAACCAACGCTGCACCCGATCTTGACGTTCCCGCGCAACTCACCGCTGTGGCCGTCGCATTCGAGACTATACCCGACGATCTTGCCGGTGGCCGCAGCGCCGGGGATGCGGTGATCGTTGATCGTCGCATTCTTGCGGCACGACAGGTAGACGCACTTCTCAAACGGCGAGGTCCAGCTCACCGAGACCGCACGCGAGCGATAGCGCAGTCGGGCGCGGGCGCGACAGATAAGGTACTCAATCGACTGCTGCCCACGCGCCGACGGGAAGAAGTTGTTCGCCGTAACATTGTCCGGAGAGCCGCCAATCGGGATCGCCAGCATCGAGGGGTTCGCGCCGAGAACCATCCACTTCACGCTGCCGTCTTGGATGATCGTGCCCGGTGTCTGCGAAAATGTAGGCGGCGTAAACAGGTCGATGACAATCGGCTCCGGAGTCGGCTCGTCATTGGTGTGGACCGGAGGCACGTAGGTGAACTGGGTGTAGTCGCCGTTGGTGATGCCGCCTTGGATGCAGATGTAGTAGGAGGTCTGTGTCGGGATCACATCCTCCATCTCGCCGATGTTCGGATTGAATGCCTGATTGGTCATGAGAATGACCATGCCGGTCGGGACGCCTTCGCCCGCAGACCAGACGTTCGACGAAGAGAAGCCGTCCTTGCCCAAGCTCGCCCAGACCACAGAGCCGTCGTTGGTCGTGACGCCCGGGAGATCGCTGAAGACCGGTTCGGTCGCGCCCGCCGTGCCTGCCTGCACGCAAATCTGGTAGGCGAGGCCGCCCGGCTCCGTCGGGTTGTTGGGCCAGATGACCTGCGCAATGTTGACCGGCTGCCCGGCGAAGTCCGTCCAGTTTTTGACTTGCGGCAGCGGAATGCCGAGATCGACCGAGTTGAGAGTCAACAGCTCGGTATCCTGATCGACCGTCGGCGAGGCGAGGATGCCCTGCACGTTAGCGATCATGTCGAACGACAGGTACTCGCCGTAGTCGCGCTCGGCGTCGTAGCGCAATGTCATGGTGCCATTGACGTACCAGACCGGAACGATCACGCCCGTGATGTTGACTTCCGCCGGGATGTTCTGTGGCGGGTCGCTATCCGGGAAGCAGACGCCCGACTTCCAATACTCCGTCAAGACGACCGAGAGATACTTCGGCGTGAGCAGCGCCGGGCCGGACGAGGACGTGCTCGCGCTCTCGGTGCCGCACTGCCCGGGATTCTCGCCTGCGTGGTAGTTCGAATGCCACGACATCGTCGGCGTCTGCTCGATGTGATAGGTGTCCGCCGTCCAGCTCGTCTCGACGCGATAGCCGCCGCCGAGACTGGTGCCGGGCTTGGGCCAGTCACTAAGGAATGAGCCGCCAGTGTAGGAGGCAATGTTGACCGGCGGGATGCCGGTGATGTAGCCGGATGCGCGCTGCGTCCACTTCACGTTCGCCTCGACGCGCACGTTGACGAGCGGAGGCTGATCGAGGCTCATGCCGACGCTGTCGTAGAACGCGTCGCTCTCAAGGAAGGTGACCGTGCCGTCTTCGCCGACCAGCACGTCCGATGCGGTGGTCGCGAGCGTCAGCCGGTCGATGTGCCAAAGCGCCGACCACCCTTCAAGGATCGAGTCGGGCTGGTCACGCTGACTGTCGTCGAGCCAGAGCGGGTCGTAGTAAGGCGCGACCTTCATGGTTTCGGCGACGGTTTGCTTGTCGGCGATGAAGGTGTGGGATCGTGCGAGGAACTGAAGCGTGATCAGCTCCTTGAACATGTTCGTCGGAATGCCGACGAGCACGCCATGGAAGATCGGAATCAAACCATCTGTGGAGTGGCGATAGCCGAGGTACGCCCAGAGCTGACGCGACGGGTTGAGCAGACCGATACGCGGATTGCGGATGGTCAGGTCGAGCGTCGGGTGCTGGCCCTCCTCGTGATTGATTTTGAACGAGAAGATGCTCTCGTCGAAGCGGTCCATCGTGACCGCGTTCCACGGATCGCCCGGGTTGCAGTAGGCAAATGTGAAGGGAAGAGAAGTCATCAGACTTCCTCAAGATCGAGAGTCCAGTTGATTTTGCGGCCCCACTCGTCGAGAGTGTAGGTGAAGTCCTTGACCAGCATGGTGAGCACGGGGCGGTAGAAGGTGTAGCCGTTCTCAGTGTAGCTGGAGCCTGAGACCTCCGGACGCGCCGGAGAGCCGACGCGGCCGTTGGGGTATGCGAGATAGACCGCGCAGCCGACGGTGACCGTCTGCCCGGGCCAGATGCCGTCAAGCGGCGGAGCCTCGACTTCGTCGGGTACGCTGACTTTCGACTGATACTTCCGGAACTGCGCCGCCGACACGTCGGTGAGGGTGCCGTTGATCGTGCGCTCCAGTTGCACCGCCGCGCCGATATGCTCCAGCGTCTGGGAGAGGCCGCGCGCCTGATAAGTCATGTTGCCGAAACCACTGATGGTCAGCAACGTGTCGGCACCGGCTGGCAATACGCCCTCGGGGACGGGACTGATGCTCATGTTACTTCACCCACGTCGGTTTGACGCCCGCAGACGCCGTCTGACGCGCGACAGCGTATGAAGCAAGACTATCAACAACATTCTTTGGTCCTCGGAGGCCGTTAAAGGTGTGGCCGTCGATTGTGAGATTGAGGGGTCGGCTCGCCTGTATGGAGCTGGGTACACCAACGCGAGACGGAGTCCCGACGAGACCGCCGGACGCGAATCCGGGGATCATCATATTGTTCAATGCGTGGAAAAAGTCAACGCCAAATTTCTGCACCGAGGCGGCGCGCATGACGAACTCGCCATTCGAGAGCCGGGCCGGGATGCTATCGCTCGTGCCGCTGCCCGGACCTCGGACGTGACCGCCGGATGCGAAGCCCTGCCCCACATCACCGGCTTCGCCTACAGTCGTCGAATAGTTATTGGTAGGTGCGTTGTCGTTGGACGCGGTGCTCTTCGATTTGCCGACGCCGAAGAACTCCTTGACCTTGTCAACCGCCTTGCTGACCCACTCGACGACCTCTTTCCAGTGATTGACGACATAGACGACCGACGCCGCGACCAATCCGATCAGGGTCGGGATCGGTGCGATAAGGCCAATGATCGCGCCGATAGCGATAGCGACCAGCTCCCACGCCAGCTTGTTGTCGCCGACGACCTTGCTCAACTCGCCGACTGCGGTGACGACGAGAGCGACGACAATCGGGATCGCGAGGAACGCAGGGGCGATTGCCGCGACAGTCGCGAGGATGCCGGTGATGACGACCTTCAGCGTCGAGCCCTCGGGCAGGACCATGATCTTGTCAATCGCCTTGAATGCGTCGTTCGCCGCCTCGACGAGCCGGACGAAGATGTTCGCAACGACGCCGACGCCACGGGCGAAGGAGGTCAACAGATCGATAATGGTGTGGAGGACGCCACCCTGATCGCTCAGCGACTCGTTCATCTTCTCCAGCAACGAGATAAGGGCCGGGGAGATCGCCGTCGCCGCCTGTCGATTGAGCTGGTCGAAGCTGAAACCGAGGTGAGTGATCGCATCCCGGAACCGCTCAACGTTGTGAAGGTCTGTCTCGCTAAAGGCTTTCTTCTGCGCTTCAGTGTACTTATCCCACTCGCCCGGACCCCTTTCGATAACGGCCAGCATCTCCGCCGCCGACTGCGATGTGGTGTTGAAACCACGCTGTGAGAGTTGCTGGACGATGGCGAGCCGTTGCTCTGCGTCGATCAGGTGATCCGTATCGCTCTTGAGGAGCTGCGACAACTCGCGCAAGACCTGATAGCCGGTCGGCTTCACGTCCCTGCCAGCGGCTGCCAGCTTGATGACGCTATTGACCAAGTTGCGAACCGAGACTTCGCCGAGGTCGATGGTCTTGGCGAGGTCCTTATTGCCGTCGCGGACCGCCTCTAACGCCTTGGTGATCGCTGGGATGCTCTTGAGCGCCTGTTGATTGGCCCGCTCCTCTGCCTCCGCGCGAGCGTTGATCGCCTCCTTGACCGCCAGCTCGGCTTTGGCCCGGGCGGTAACCGCCTCCTGCTCCGCAGTCTGCCGACGCAGCGAGGCGTCGGCCGCCTCCTGCTCCAGCTTCTGTTGCTTGAGTGCAGCCGCCGCCTGATCCTCTTGCTGCTTACGCAGCGCATCTTCGGACGCCTGCCTCGCCTGATCAACGGCGAGCTGTGCCTGCTTCAACTCCAGCGACTTCTTGTCTGACTCGCTCGGAGGGCGACCCTCCAGTGTAGCGAGACGCTGCTCGGCTTGTTCAAGGCTGAGGTTGGCTCCCTGCACCGAGTTGATGCCGTGGATCATCGTCGCGTAGGCTTCTTCCGCCGCGAACTGAAGCTTTTGCTGTGCCTCCGCTTCGCGGATGGCTGCGTTGGTGATCTTGCTATCGGTCTCCTCACTGACCGTCTGGAGCTTGTTCTGCGCGTCAGCGATGCGAAGGATCGACTGGGTGATGCGGTTCTGCGCCGACTCCTGCTCGGTCCCGGCGGTGCGCACGTTCTCGGTGATCGCGGGCCATTCGCGCGCAATCGTCACGGTCAGCCGCTGCGCGAGGACTTCGAACTGTTTCAGGCCGACGCCCGCCTGCGCGAACGCCGCCTCCAATCCAGCCATCTCACCGGCAGTCAGGCCGAACGCGTCGCCGAGCAGTTTCGTCCTCTGCACGGCTTCGATATTGACATCGGCCCACGCGGTGACTGCGCCGGTCAGAGAGATAATGCCCGCAGCGATGATGCCGATTGCGCCGCCCAGCGTCTCAAGCGGACCCAGACCCTTGCTGGCCGCTTCGGCAAGTTTTTCCAGAGCCTCGGCACCTTGCTTGCCGATCTCTTGAAGGCTGGAGAGGACTTCCTTGTCCCCGTCCAGCATAATCTTTTGTTCAAGCTCGTCGAGCTGTGCCATGGCGGTTTACTGCGTTGCTGCAAAAATCTGCTTGAAGTTTTCCATAACGCGCGTCGCGATCTCGTGCAGATGGAATTTCTTGGGGATATGAACCTTGGTGATGCCAAAGTATCTCGGCTTCTTGTCTGCCACAGAGAACAGGAGCGGGAGACCGTCCCTGCGTGTGACGCTGAAGAGACCGTTCGGGTAGGAGCTTGCCCTAATCCCGAACGCGTCGGTGTTGGAGAGCGGAATCCAGAGGAGGGGGTTGCCTTCGATAATGCCGCCCTCCTCAAAAAGCTCCGCGCGAGGATCGGTGTGCGTGATGCTGATCTTGATGCCGGAGCCGGTCTTCTCGACCGACCCGGTCAGATCATCCGTGAATGCGGCTCCGAACGCACCGGCAGCCTCGATGTCTGCTTTGCTCTCTTCAACGATCATGGACATCGCCATGTTGGCAGCGGCCGTGATCCGCTTGTCGAAGGTCTTGGCAGCACCATCGAAGTTTGCGCGCAGTTGCTTCACGTTCGTTTCGACGGTCAGCTTCACGTGTTTTCCTTTTCGATCCTCTTCATGTATTTTTCGATTTGTTTCTGATCTCCGCCTTCGGCAAGGATCATGAGCGATAACTCGCGATAGTCCTCAAGGTCTTCGCGGCGAGCAATTAAGAAGCAGTACGCGGCGATCTGGCGTGGTGTCATTTTCCAGACCGCTTCGGCGTCGTGGCCGTTAGCGATCAGCTTCTCTATGCCTGCGGCAATTTCATACCCGGGACCGCGCCAGAGCTTACGGAGCTGGCTGCGTTTGCGAGGTTCATGATCCTCTGTGCGAAAGGGCCGAAGCCACTCCGGAACGTGAGCCTCCCTACTGCCTCCAGAATGTCCATCTGGATTTCAATCGGGAGGCTGGCCGCGTCTTCCTCGACCTCTTCGTCGCCGGGGTGTCCGGTAGCCGCCGCGATCACAACCGAGATCGCGCCCGGGGCTGCCGCGACGAGATCGTTGAACTTGACACCTCCTCCGGCCATAGCCTTGCCGAGCAGGTCCGGGAACCGGTTGAGAAGGGTCAGACAGACCTCGGCGGAGATGCCGTAGACTCGGAGGAAGTCCTCTTCCTTCTCGCCGACCGGTACGTCTTCGTATCGCTTGGCGATGTCCGAAAGGCTCAGACCTTGGTGTTCACGTCGCATTTTGATAACTTTCCTTGTCAAAGAGGGGGTTTTTGATAAGTTTTCCTATCACTCCCGGCCGTCGAGCCGGTGGGGTTCCGGGCCAGCCGGGCACGGCCGGAGGGCCACGGGAGGGGTGGAAGTGTCGGCCGGATCGACCAGAGCCTCCGCCGGGGGCTCGTATTGGGCCGTCGCAGTCTCCGGAAGGGTCTCAGGAGCCCCAGAAACGGCCGCTGAAGGGCCTTCCTTTTCGGGGGTGGTCTCGTCAGGGGTGGCCGGATCGAACGAATCGCTGCCTGCGGCTGCGTCGCCGTTGAGGGTTTCGAGGGACATGGGGGATTTCCTTGGGTTTGCGGGGGAGGGAAAACGTCAAGTCCGGCTGGACAAAAGCCCGGGGCGGTAAACCCCGGGCTTGGTATCAGATCGTCGTTTCCGAAGCCATCAGGGGTTAGCCGAGGACCGAGGACGGGCTGTTGGGCAGCGTCACGGACGCGGTGCCGAACGACTTCAGGACGGTGTCGTACAGCACGTCACCCTCCAGATCGATGGTGCCCCACGAGTTGCCGATCAGGCTCAGCGCCTTGGAGGGCGAGAGCTTCACCAGCGGGAAAGTGATCGTGTAGATCGGGCCGATGATGTTGGTGCCGGTGAACTTCACCGCACCGTAGATGATCGGCGAGCTGAAGATTTCAATCGTGTCAGGCGTCGGGGACGGGCCGCCGGTCGGCAGACCGAGCAGCGCGAATCCCATGTTGCGGGCGGTCAACTCTTCCAGTTGCATCGTCAGGTTACCGGCGACCTCGACGACGGCGGTGAAGTCCTTCACGCGCACGCCCTGCCGGGAGCTGAAGTGGTCGAGCGAGGTGACCTTGCTCTGAAATTCGAACTGCGGAACGTTGCCGCAATCGGTGTAGGCCGTCTCGCCGAGCAGCTTGATCGACAGGATGCCCTTGCCGATGTAATAGTTGCCAATGTTGGGTGAAAGCAGCGAGCCTTCGATGTTCTGATTTCCGGTCGGCATATCTCAAGCTCCTGTTAGAGAACCATTTCACCGGGGATGAACGGGTACGTGAACGTGAACAGCAAACCCATTTGTCCCTGCATTGTCCGGTTTCGCGCCAGATCGGTCACGACACCGTCGTAAGTCACTTGGCCGTTCGATCCGCAGATTGTGTAGAGCGTCTTGTCTGTCAGAATCGCTCTCATAAGCTGCGCACGCGCGGCACTCAAATCCTCGCCGACGTTGATGTTCTGCGGCTTGCGCACGTCCAGAACAACGTAAATCTCCGGCGTCATCCTCACGATCTGCGGCGGGACCGTTGTGAGGTCTCGCCCGATCTGCGGACGTTGGTAGCGAGGGTCGGCTGCCTCGTCCCCGTCCAGCAAGATAATGCCCGGGACCTTGTCCGCCGGAAGCTCGTTGCGGTTACGCACAAAGTTTCCAGCGGGGATCACTCCCGTCGAAAGCGTGATGCTCAGACCTGACAAGAGACTTTCCAGCTCTTGCAAAATCAGAACTCGCCGATCTACTGCCGTCATCTGCGCACCGTGGCTTCGTACAAAACAACGACACCAGCGGGAGCATACTTCTTCACCGGTTGGGCGAAGGGCAGTATCTCGTCAACAACTGTTCCGCCCGGTTGAACGAACGTCACCAGTTGATCAAGCTCGTTGCTCGGCGGCTCAGCCTGTACCTCGGGTGTCGCTGCCGAGATCAAGACTCGCCGATCCGTTGGGTTGGCGAGCTGGTTGGCTTTGTCACGCGGCATGTAATCGATGATCGCGACGATGCACGGTCGATCCACGCCCGCCCTACGCAGGACTGCCGACATTCCGAACTCCTTGAGGAGGAGGTCCGCCGTCGATTGCATACCCACATAGTCGAACGTGCTCATTTTAGGTGCCTTTGCCTATCCGAACAACTAGCATTTACCGCATCACTGTCCGGCCCCGATTCGCCACGATCAGTCCGGCCGTGACGAGCATTCGGGTAACCTGCGGGAAGTCAGCAAAGTAGCCAAGGCCGAGTTTCGTGTCGTAGGTCTTGACGACCTCAATCGGGCCGACCTTCTGCGTCGTCGTTTGCAGGACGCCGCCGGGCGTGACGATGGTGGGGTCATAGTCCGGCTGGAGGACGGTGCCGTTGAGCACCCGGAGCGCCAGCTCGGCGCACGCGGCTTGGACCGCGAGCGGGATGCCGTTGACGGTGTCGCCGCTGAGATCGGTGACGCCCTGCCGGGGCCACTGCGTGACTTGCGGAGTCGTCGAAGGGGTGAGCGCATAGAGGTTGTTGAGCGCGTATGGCGTGAGCCACGGCTCAAGGAAGACCGCGTTCGCGTCCTGCGGGCTGGTGCCGATCTTCTGGATAAGCTTGACGCCCTTGTAGCGGTAGCGCTGGTCGAGATAGTCGGTCGCCTTGACGATGGCGGCTTGCTGTTGCGCAACCGTGACGCCGACCGGGAGCGCGTTGCCCCGGCTCGCGTGATACTTGGTGAGGAAGGTGGTGTCGATGTAGGCGTTCGCCGGGTCGATGCCGAGAGCGGTCGCCGTGAGGTTGGCGTTCGCGCCGGTCGCCCACGTGATCGTGCCGGAGCGCGGCCAGTCGGCCGTCGCTTCGGTCAGCGTGCGAATGGAGAAGTGCTCGGCGTCGAGCACTTGCGTGACTTGGAAGTTTGCCGTCGTCAGTGCGGGAGGCGCAAAACCATCTGTGCCGTCGTCGGGGATACCGGAATAGGACCCGGTATCGCCGACTGCCACGGCAAAGGAAGGCGAGGCTTGGATCGTGACCTGATAGACGGTCCCGGTCTCGTCCTGCACTGAGAAGACGGTGCTCATGGATTAGACCCTTCGTGCGGACTGACCCCAGCCGCGCTTGCCCCGGGTGCCGAGTGCGGCGTCGATCTGGGAAGGACCGTAACCGGCATTCTCGTAGCGCTGCCGAAGCTGTGATTCGAGATGCTGCTTGATCGCGTCGTTGGGGTGCAGCGGCGGGAAGCGGCGGTTGAGGTCGGAGAGCGCTTTGGTGTGCCACTGCTCGCATTTGCGCTCGTAGTCGCGAGCCTCCTGCGTCGCGGCGCGAGCGCGAACCATGCGCTGCTCGGCTTCGGTGACGCGCTTCTGCATCGCCGCCTTCAGCTCTTCGTCGTCGAGAGTGAACTCCAGCTCGGCGTCTTCATCCTCCGCATGTTCTGCGGTGATTGGCGCGGCATTCTCCGCATCGCCGGGCTGCACGTCTTCGGGCTCGGTGGTCGCGCCGGGCACAGCGCGAGAGAAGCCCGGCTGAGCGTCGTTGATGTCCTTGCGTCGCACTTCCGGATCGTTGAGGAGTTTCTGGACAACATCCACCCGGGGGAGCCCGTCGTCGGTCCAATGGTTGTCGTTGCCGCTGTCGAGTTGGGTGAGAGCCTTCAAGATGTCTTCTTTGGTCGCCGCCATGATATCCTCTGGGGGTTGGAGGGTGGAGAAAATGGTCGCCCGGAGCCGCAGTGCGACGCTACGGCTCCGGGCTGGTATGCTCGACAATGATCAGGCCGGAAGTCCCCCCTCTGGACCTGCTCGAATCATCGAGCAAACCGAAAGAGCCTTACGGATACTGCTTGAGGTCGGACGCCTTGTCGTAGTTGGCGACAATCGTTGCCGGGAGGCCGCCCGCATTGGCGACGGCTTCGCACTGAATTGCTCCGCCCAGCTCTACCAGCGCATACGCCTGCGCCTCGGTCGTCGCCGTGCCGTTCGCAGTGAACTTCGCGGCGAGGTAGGCCAGAAAAGCAAGAAACTGTTGAGAGTGCCGGTCGCGAGCGAAGAGTGCGTGCCGCACGTGCTTGCGGTGCGACTGCGGCGAGGGACCGGTCTGTCCAGAAAGTTGGTTCGGCATGGTGATGTTCCCTGTAATCAAAAGGCCCGCCCGATTGCCGAGCGGGCCTTTGGTTCTTTAACCGATCAGCGAACCTTACGATTCGCGGGTGATCAGACGCGCCAGCTTGATCTGCTTGCGCTCGGGGAACACGCGGACCCACGAGGTCTGATAGGCGAGGTTGCCTGCGGTCGCCGCGTTGGTCGGGCCGCCCTGCGTGGACGGGGAGCCGACGTAGGCGTGACCCACCGGGTGGATACACCATTCGACGCGGTTGTAGAGCACGTCCGAACCGGCACCGTTGCCCTGATCCGGGTAACGGAAAATTTCGGTCGGGACAATCGGGGTGCCGACGCCGAGGCGGAAGGCAGCCGGGCCGACAAGCCACGTGTGGTAGATGCCAGCGGCGGTCTGGGAGCCGTTGGAGGCGTCGCCCGCCGGGTTGGGCATGCCGTCATCGACGATCACTCGGCGGCCGAGGAACGTCGGGATGTTGACGTGGCCTTCGGCGTCCGGGATCATGTCGATCAGGTTGTTCTTCTGCGCCGTCGAGTAGACGATGCTGTGCATGAACACCGCCGTCACGTCCTGCGCGGCGTCGCCGAGCAGAGTCGAGGCGTCGATGAACGCCGCAGCCGAGAAGTTGGTGACACCGGCAGTGAAGCTCGCGCCGGAGATGTCGTGGGTGAGGTCGTTCTGCTTGCCGTAGCCAGCGTTGATGCCGACCTGCCCGGAGCGACCCAGCGTCGGGTCGGCGAGGGCGTTGTTGGCGAAGATGCCCTGACAGACCGCGACGAACGCGCGCTGAAGGCGACGGACCCAGTAGTCCGAAACGCGGGAAGCGATGGACTGCATCGGGTCGGCACCGGCCAGAGCGGTGGCGAGACGCATCGTGCTCCAGCTCGCGTTACGCGAGAGGCGCACCGCGACTTCGGCCGACGCCTGCGTGATGTTCGGGGTCGAGGTCGAGTTGGGGTTGTCCGAGGACACGTTTTCGGCGGGATCGCCGATGTCCTGCCAAGACGGAACGGTGAAGGTCAGACCGCCGCCAGCGAGCAGGTTGTCCAGAAAGTCATCGCGAGCCGCGATGCCGCTCTGGATGATGGCGGTCTTCTCCATCGTGAGCTGCTGGGTGTACGGCGTGAAAACTGCGGGGACGATCACGTCCGAAATTTGGGTCGAGACAGTCATGTGAGCCTCATGGTGGGGTGAGAGTTTATCAGCACCGCCCCATGGAGGTGTCTGGCGTTCGTCAGAATCATCTCGTCGCGAATGACGCCACGGTCGGCGAAGAGATATTCCTAAATTGTGCCTCTAGGCTAAAGTAAAACTAGATTCAGAACAACTAGCATTTTTCGAAACGAAAATCGCCCGCGTTTTGGCGCGGGCGATGTAAGAAATTTGTAGCGTTTTTCTGACAGATTAGTCAGCGCCCGAGCCGTCAGGCAGAGTAACAACCCACGACGTGATTGCGACAGTCGCGCCCGCCGAGATCGCGGTCGTGTTGAGGATCATGTCGGCGGCCGAGGTGCCGACGGTGCCTTGCACGATACAAACGCCGAGCGAATCGTAGGCGCGGAAGTATCCGGCGGTGCCGGAGGCCGCAGCGTTGGTGTCTGAGGTGATCGCGTTCGCGGTCGCCGTCGCCAGACCCGTACTTCCGGGGTCCGTCGAGGCCGGGAACGCGGTCACGCTCAGCGTGAGAGTCGAGAGCAGGACGCCGCTGTCTGCCGTTTCGCAGGTTGCGGGCATCGCGCCCGTGAAAATCTTGATGTGACCCGCAGTGCCGCCAACGTTGAGCTTGGCGAGCAGCGCGTCGAGCGCTGCGCGAGCGCTGATCATTGAGACCATAGGATTGGCGGCCATAGGAAACTCCTTATCCGATTCGAGGTGAATTATAGGCTATAGGCTATCGCCTGTCGCCTAGCATTTAGCTGTCCATATACCGGTACGAAAACCACTTGCCTGCACCCGGTGTCCCGAGCTGCGCGCCGAGGATCAGCGGGCGGAACGGCTGAAGCTGCATCGTGATCGGGCCTTCGATGATCTCCAGCGCCTGCACGACGTTGCCGATGCCCTGACCGTTCTCGCCGCCCAGCCGCGTCACGATGGTGCCGACAAAATCCTCCTCGGCGACCAGCGACTGCGCCATCTTGAACGGGCTGAGGTTCGTCGTGATCGTGCCGCTGAAGACTTCGAAGGTGCGCGCTTCTAGCAGGACGGAATGCGCCGGGAGCGCTGTCGTGATCGTGCCGGTGAACACCTCCACGTCCGTCGCCTGCATGTTGACTTTGCTGAGCGAGGTCGTGATCGTGCCACGGATGGTTGTCCAGCCGCCCGCCGATTGCGATAGCTTCGACAACGCGGTGTCCATCGTGTTGACGACGAACTTCTCCTGTCCGGAGAGCGACTGTGAAAGCTTCGTCAGCCGGGTGGTGATCGTGCCGTCAACGGCCACCTCCGCACCCGTAGCGAGTTGCGACGCCTTGGTCAGGTTGGTCGCGACCGTGCCCTTGACCGTCGTCCACCCGGCGGCGGAGATCGCCGCTTTCGTCAGCGAGGTCGTGATCGTGCCGGTCACGTTAGTCGTAGGGGTAACGTCAGCGCTGGAACCTGTGCCAACACCGACCAGAGCATCGTTTACGACAACCCACGAGACGCAAGTCCCGCTATAAGACGCGGTGCCTGTGCCGGTGCTATTAAGATACGAGACACCGGTTTCAAATTTATTCGTAGAGCCTACTACGTCGCTGCTGATGGTCGTGAACCCGGTTGGCGGGATCGTCGAGGGAGATGAACTGCTCGTCGTGATCTCGGTCAGCGACGACAGGATCATCGCGTTAGCCGATGCTGCCGACCACGCTGCACTCGGCGTCGTAGCGACGCCGGAGTTATTGCCGTATTCAGCCGCATGGTAGCCGCTGGGCTCCCATGGTGCTGTCGGTGACGGTGAGCCCGTCACGCCGAACATATGGACTTGATAGCCAGTGCCGAGGAAGGTGGCCGTATTCGCAACGTTGAGTGTGACGGTAACTGCCGAACTGTTGATCGCGGTTATGTTCGCCCACCAAACTTCATGGACGAATGTGTTGACGCCGAACCACCCGTTGTACGCGGACGTATACTCGGTTTGAGATCGCCGATGCCACGTGTTTCCCGCGCTATCCGTTACGCTCGTGATCGGGCAGTAGCCGCCGACGCCGACACTATCGAAAGTAAAGATCGCGACGCAAGGCGCGGAGTTGGTGAACGTGAACGTACCTGTCGGGCTGCCGCTGGGGCTGCCGCTGTACGACGTTCCGGAGAGGATCGCGAGCGGCGCGAGCGTCATAGCCATCGGGGACGGCTGATTGCCGACCGTCGCGAAGGGGTTAGTCACCACACCAGCCGAGGTGACCTTCATGATCTTGCCGGGGCCGGAGAACAGGTCAACGTAGATGTTGCCTGTCGCCAAGTCGATGATCATGTTCTGGGGCGAGCCGGTGGTGCCAGTGAAGGACGCCCACGAGGTGGTCACCGACCCTGCCGAGCTGATCTTGTCGATCCTCGCCGGGCTCGTCGCGCAAGCGACATAGAGGTTGTTGGAGCTGTCGCAAACGATGTTCGTCGGGCTGGAGCCGACAGTCGCGTAGGTCAGCGTCACCACCGCAGCCGGGGTAATCTTCGAAACCGTGTTGCCGCCCGTGTTGACGACGTACATGTTTCCCGAACTGTCGAAGCACATAGACTCAGCGAACGAGCTGACCGTCGCCCATGTCGCCGTCACCGACCCGGCCGGGGTGATCTTCGAAATGACGCCCGTGCTCGATCCGGTGTAAACGTTGCCCGAGCTATCGATGGCGATGCCAAAGTAGCCGTTCGCCACCGTCGTCGCCCACGGGTTGGTCACCGTCCCGGACGGGGTGATCTTGGCAACTGTCGCCGTAGCTGTGGCGCATACAACGTAAAGATTGTCCGAGCTGTCGATGACCAGCTTCTGTGGGCTGGTCAGACCCGTGGCGAACGACGAGACAGTCCCTGACGGTGTGATTTTGGAGACGCCGGTCGAGGTCAGGATGAAGAGGTTGCCGGAGCTATCGCACACGGCGGCCATGCCGTTGCCGACCTGCGAGGAGAGGCTGGCGAACGAGTTGTTGACCGTCCCAGCCTCGGTGATGCTGGAGACTGTGTTGGAGCCAGTGTTGCCCGTATAGAGGACTATAGTCATGCGGGCTCTCCGGCGAAGAGAGCACGCAATCCAGCCATTGTCAGATCAGCGACAGCGGGCATGACGACCCACAGCGGCGCGAACGCCGGAACGATCACGTCGTTGATTGTCAGATTCGCGGTCTGCGATGCCGGGGTGAAGTCTGCTTGAACGATCACGTTGGTGCCCGTGCTGAGGAAGCCTGCAAGATTGTCGGTGAAGACGACGGAGCAGTTTGCTTTCGCCGGATACTCGCACGTCACGACGGTGCGCGGTCGGCTGAAGGTGTCGTAGAAGTGGATCGGCGTCTCGCCGAGCGCCAGCTCGAATTGCTGAGATGCGGTGAACGGATATGGCCCCGCGCTGACGAGGCAGACATAGGTCGCGCGCACGAGCCGACCCTTCTTGTCCCACGCGCCAGACTCGCGGAGCCAGAAATCGTTCGGAACGTTGTCGATATAGAACTCGCCATCGACTTCGGGCTGGAGCGGGCCAGTCATTAGGTGGGCGCTCCGGTGCCGCTGGAGCCTGCGCCGACGAGGCCGCCACCGCCGACGGGCGCGGCGAGGCCCTTGTGTTGGACGATCACTGTGAAGTTGCGGCCCTTGGGGAGCGGCATGAACGGGCCGATCTGCGCGGCGGGCTTCGGGCCGCCAATGCGAGCGCCAGCCTGCTTCGCCTTCGTCTTGGCGACCTCAAGCCCGTACTTCTTGATGTATTGGCCCTGCCGGGTGAGATTCCAGTGTTCGGCAGACCAAGGGTTGTCGGCGAATGCTGCGTCGGCCATTAGTGGGTGAATCCCTTCGCGATCTGTGCGAGGACCCAGATGGCCCCGCCAACGACGAGAGCAGCGCCGACGGCCGCAACTCCCATGACACCGATCACGACCATGACATCGAGGCCCATGGCGTCTTCGGCAGCGTTTACAGCGGCTAACAGCATAGGGCTCTCCTGCACAAATAAAAATCGTCCCGGGTATGATACCCGGGACGATTCGGTTTGGCGACTGGCGTTTTACGCAGCCTTTGTCGGCTTGGTTGCGCCGATCTTGGAGCCGACCCGCTCAGCCATTGCAGTGGCCTTTTCGATGCCATGCTGCTTGATGTACTGGCCCTGACGGGTGATGTTCCAGCCTTCCGGCGACCACGGGTTTTGCGCGTTCGACAGGTTGCCACTGTTCGGGCCGCCGCCGCCAGCTCCGCCGCCGAGGGATGCGGGCCACCAGTGCGGGGCCTTCTCCTTCATGTCGTTGAGCCATTCCGCCGGAGTGAGGCCCGGGGTGACGCCGTTCACATCCTTGGTGACGATCTTGTTCGTGCCCTCTTCGTATTCGAAGAGACCGCGCGAGTGCAGGATCGCATCGCTGATCGCCGGGCTGAGGAGCTTCGCCGCCGCAGCCGCATCACGCACGGTGCGCTCGATGCGCTCCTGCGTCATGTTGGTCTTCAGCTCGCCGATGACGTTCTCACGCTCGGCGACCTGCTTCTGCGTCTCTTCGATGCGACGCTGGAGCTGGTCACGCTGGCGTTCGACCGGACCGAGGGCAGCCTTCACGCGCGCAGCGATCAGGTTCTCGGTCGCCTCCGGAGTGCCGCCACCGTTGGCTTTCAGAGCTTCGTACTGCTCGTTGAGCGCGTCGAAGCCTTCCAGCTTGGTGTGGACTTCCTCGGGGTTGAGGTCGCCGAACGCCTGAAGAGACTCGCGGGTCTTCTTGTGGTCGTCGCGCTCCTTGCGAAGTGCATTCGAGATGCGGTCGATGTCGGCTTGGGACTTCACGCCTTCGATGCCGGTCAATTCGAACTGACCGTTGCGCTCGGTGTAGAGATCAGCATAGCCTTCCGGAATCTCCTCGGCTGTCGCATATGATGCCTTGAGTTTCATGGTAGTACCTTTCGCGTGTTCACTCCGTCGAACCATTCGCCGGAGCCCCACTCATGTGGGTTTTGCGCTTGCGCAGATATCCTCGCCCGAGAGCGAGAATATGTTGCCTCGTTACCTCAGTCATGCCGTTGATGCCGTTATGCTTGCGGCTGCCAATGACACGATGGGCTATATCCGTGTTGCTGTCCCCTGATGTAAGTCCGAGCTGGATCGCGGTCTCGATCCGCTTCAAGTCCTGCCCCAAAATCTCCCTCGCCCATGTCGAGAGTGATCGACCGTGAATCTTGAGTACCTTTGGCGCATGCTTCGCGCGGTGCTTGTCCCAAGCCTCCGCGTCGTGCTCGCCGCCGTTGATGTCGATCTTCGCCTTCATGCCCGACCTTCTTCAGACGCCCACTTTGGCAGGAGGCCGATCTTCTGCGGCGCGAAGTGCGTATTGGCTGCGCTCGCGGTCCGGTTTGTCTCGCCGTAGGGTCCGAAGTTGACCCAGCTATTCTGTCCGCGCGTTTCGTTCGTCATCGCCGGTCGCGCGAGATCGCTAAACATCGCAGCGTGCGAGCGCCAAGCGTTCTCCTCGCCCTCAGCACGGAAGCCATTTCCCTCTTTGAGGTGGCCGAACATGTCGTGCACGATCCGGAACACGTCGTTGACGACGACCGGACGGCCGTCGATCATCTCGCCCGGGACGGGTTTGAGCAGCGGATTGTCCGCGTTGTACTTCTTCGACTCTTCGTCGGAGCCGAAGCCGAGATCGCTCGGGTAGCCCCACCAATGCCTGTTCTCGGCAACATCCATGGCCGCCATGCGCGGGCTGGCCGCGTAGGGGTCCTGCATGCCGGGCTTGATCCACTCGACCTTGACGCCGCTGTCTTTCAGGACCTGCCATTGCGCCAGCGTCTCTTTCGCCAGCGCCTCGTAGGATGCCTTCACGGCCGGGTCGTTCGGGTTGTGCACCTCTTTGTCGAACTCCTGCGCAATCGCCTGCGCGCGATCCTTGTTGAGCTTGGCGTAGTCGGTCGGCTCGTGATATTCGAGCCCGGCCTTCTGCATGTACTCGTTCGCCGCGTCTTTCAGGAACGCAATCGGCCCCGGAGTATAGTAGTTCTGTCCGAGCTGGATGGGCTTCTGCGGCAGTCCGTTGAGTGGCTTGTACTTCCCTGCGATCTGTTGCGCATGCGTGTTCGCTTCTTCGGGCGTTGTAGGCGCACCGCCGGAGCCGAATCGACCATGGTAGTCGCGTGATTGGTCGGGATTATACATGCGGAAGGTTTGCTCTCAGATGCTTGAAAGCGGCCTTGAGGTGATGTGACCGGATCGCAACGATCTTGTGCATCACCCTGTCGGTCGCCTTCTTCGACAGGTTTCTCTTCACGTTGTTCACGCCCGCAGCATCGAACAGTTCGCTCTCGATCACCTCACGGATCAAAGGTTCGCTTTGGTCGAGGATGTCGAGAGCTTGCTTGAATGTCTTGCGGACGTGTTCGCTCATTTGCTGCCCTTGCCCTTACCGGCGGACGCGCCCTTCGCGCCCTTCTTCAGCTTCAGAGGTGTCGGCGAGCCGCGCACGTGCGGCGTGATCGGGACCGGAGCGCCGGGAGGAGTTGCGCCTCCGCCGCCCTGCGGGTCCTGAGATGGTCCGCCGGGGCCGCCGCCTGCACCGCCCGCCGGGTCGAGATCGGCCGGGTTGTTCTCGTCGAGGAAGTTGTCGTCGGTCGGCATGTTGTAGGGGCCGACCATAGTGCCGAGCATGGTCTCGCTCTCGGCTTCGATCTGGTCGTTCTCCTCGTCGAAGGTCAGCTCAGTCATGTCGTTGGCACGCATCAAGCCATGGAGCGACTTGAGCGACAGCGGCAGACCCAGTTGCTTCGCCTGCATGATGGCGAGGAGCATCGCGCCCTGCACCGTCTGGTCGGCGAAATCCTTCGGCAGTTCGACCTTGACCGTGTCCGGGTCCTCACCGACCCACTCGGCGGCCCACTTCAGGGCGCGCTCGATGCCCGACTCCGCAGCGTGCGCAATCGAGCTGATCGTCGTGGTTCGTGCCGCTACGCGGACGCGCAGAGCTTCACCACTCTCGTGTGCCGAGTTGCCAACATCGAGGAACGCAACGCCTTCGGCAGCCGCGTCCGTCTTGTCGTTCGTCAGCGACTGCCGCATTTCGGCGAGGCCGGACGCGCTGACGCCAATGTATTTGGCGTCCGAGCCCTGCTTCATTTGGATCATGCCTTTGTTGCCGATCCGGAGCGGCGTGTTCTCGTCGCCGTCGTCGCCCTCTGTGCCGATCAGGACCAACGTTTGCTGGCCCTGCAAGTACAGTGTCTGACGGTAGTCTGCCTCGGCGCGATAGATCGCCAGCGACAGGTTGCTCAGATTGAGAAGTGGGGGGACTTCCGGTTCTGGCACACAATCGTTCGCGTTGATGAACACGAACGGAATTTCCTTGAGCGTGACGCCGCCGATATGCGGGACGATGAAGTCCTTCTGCGTTGGCATGCTCGAATCATTGACCTTGACACAGAGGGCGTACTCGGCATCCGGGGCCGGGGTCTCCCAGCCGCTCTCCAAATCCTCTGGCACGCCACGCGCGAGCACGCGATACTTGCGTTCGTTCTTCCACGTGAAGCCTTCGCGGCGATAGCCGCTCTCGTCGAGCACGACGAGCTGGAGGACGTTGCGGCCCTCGTTGAGCCTACCAGCGTCCCAGTTGATGATGCGCTCGGCGTCATAGACCGCGATATAGGGTAGCGCCTTGTTCACGTCCTGACCGGTCGGTGCATCCACCAGCAATCCGAGGCGGCCCTTCACGAGCTGGCCGACGAAGATGCGGCGGACGAGCTGTTGCAGCGTCTCACCTTGAATCGTCGCCGACTGCATCATGCCCTCAAGTCGGGGCGGCAGCGTGATGATCGCGGGCTTGTTGTGCAGGATGCCGACCATTGCTTGCACGGCTTCCTTGACGAAGTTGCGGAAGACCGCGCGGAGCAGATAGCCTTCGTAGTCCTTCCAGCCGGGCGATGACGGGGTGTTCATGCCGTCTTGGATCATGCCCTCGGTGGCAGGCAGGTAGTCAAGACGCTTCGTCTTGACCGCACGCTCGCCGTCATAGGTGTCCTGCATCTGAATCCACTCGCCGAGTCGATTGACGTACTCGGGATGCTTGTCCGGGAGCGCCATGGTCCTATACCTTTCCGGGGGAGCGCGCTATTAACCATATTTTGGCGAATCGCGCAAGCCCCTTAAACACGTTTTGATGACATTGATCGGGGTTCGAAGCGCAGCATGTACCGCGTCTCGTCCCCGTTATGGTCTTCACTCTCGTCGTCCACGTCGTCGATGTCTTTCTCGTCGCGGGGCAGCACGGGCACGCAACGAAGCCAATGGACGCAGTTGCTCGTGATGAAGAGGCCGGGCACTTCGCGATAGCCGCCTTCGGGTCGTTTGGTCGCCTTGAGCCTCTTTCGGACCTGCTCCCAACCTTGCTTTCGCGAGCCCGGACCCTTGTCGGCCTTCTCCCAGAAGACGCCTCGGTGCTTGACGCCGTTGAGCATCACTGGCTTTTCGAAGTCGGCCGCAATCGTCGCGTTGTTGTCGTTGATGTCGTCGAAGATTTGCGAGTCCGCCGGACCTCGCCTGACCCTCGACCACTTGCCTTGCTGGTCGCGGTAGCCCCACTTGATCTCCCGCTCGACGATTCCGCGAGCGATGTCGGGCACCAGCATGCGCGAGCCTTCGTTTGGTTGACCGCGCCACCCGTACCACTCGTTGATCCGAAACAGATCGCCGCGCACGGTGGCGCGGACTTTCCCGTCCGGGAATTTCAGGTCGGTGCCGTCGCTGACGGCGTACCAACCGACAGAGAACGGCTTCGACGAACCGTGGTCATATGCGCGGTAGATGCGCCACGACTTCGGGACTTCGAACGGAGGCACGACAATCGTGTCTTTGTATTCGTACCAAATGTCGTCGAACATGCCGCCCGCGACAATGTCCCACGATCCGTCCATCCACGCAGCCAACTCCGACGCGTTACGCGCAGCGGCGCGGATTCGGTCTTTGTAGCCGGGGTCCGCGTGCAGGAGCAGTTGGTTTTCATCGAGGAAGCCGTGCACCGAGCGACGCGGCGGCTCCTTGTTCCCATTCTCGTCTACTGCGTCCGTGATCACGTCGCTGAGGATTTGTCCCGGCGGCACCGGCAGCCGGAAGCGCGACTTGACCCAGTTGTGGCCGACGCCATACGGGTTCGTTGTCGCGCGGATTTTCCTCGGCATGCCTTTCGCGGTCGAACGCGAGCACGAGAACATCACCTTGTAGCAGTCCGGCGTCGCCCAGTTGGTCAACTCTTCCCAGCCGATCCACGGATAGGCGTGGCCGTGGTAGTTCGCGTAGTCGGACGGCGTCATGAAGTGCGAGAAGTAAAGCCGCTCGCCGGTCGGCCACTCCCAGAATGTTTTGATCTCGTTGAAGAAGGCATCGGGCCAGATACGCTTGATCCACTTCTTCGACTTTTCGATCACGTCGCGGAGCTGCGGATGCGTCTGACGGAACAGCACGCCGCGCCACTCTGCGCCCCAGCCGCGCCCGACATCTTGGGCGAAGTCCATGATCAGTGCGTCAGTTTTGCCGGGGCCGCGCGTTCCTTCGTACAGGACCTCGGTAGTGGGGTCGCGCAAAAAGAAATACTGCGAACCGGCTTGCGGAGCCCACGCGCATTCGCGGAAGCTACCGTCCGGTTCTTCGACCATCGGAATCCAGTCAGCACCGCGACGTTTGAACTTCGCAGCGACGACACCCTTCCCGACATAGTCACGTGTTATCGTCGCCGTCGCCGTCATCTTCGAATGTGACCTGTAGTTTTTCTTTGGTGTAAAGCTTTTCTTCCGCGTTGAGATCAGCGCCGCTGACCGCCTTCTGCGCGACCACGAGCACGCCGCTAATCTTGCCTTCCATTTCGATCTTCGTGCGGTTGCCGAAGGTCTCGGGGATCAGGCCCTTGAGCAGGAACTGCATGAGGTCCGGGTCCTGCTTCTCGACGCTCTCGGGCACCGGGCGGCCCTCGTCATCGAGCAGGTAAGCGTCCATGCCCTCCATGCCGAGGCGAACTTTCTCCGGGTCGAGCTTGTAGATCACGCGGCCTTGGAACGTCAGGGGCTCGCGATAGCCGAGCGCACGTGTCAGTGCCGCGCGGTAGACCTCCTGCGCGCCGTCTTTCAGTGCCTGATCGTATGCGTCGTGGAATCGAACGATGACGTGTTCGGACGGATCGTCGTCGGGGTTCATGACGAGATCGAAACCATCCCCGGGCTGGCCGAGGCGGCTCTTGGTGAGCCAAAGCTTGATGGCATGCGTCGTGACGCCGTTCGCGAGAGCGGCGTCTTTGGCGACTGGGAGCTTGGAGAGCTGTTGGACGATGCGCAGCATGACTTCGGGCGTGCGCTTCTGGCCGCCGGGCGGTCGGCCGGGTCCGGACGTGATCCGGGTCATGCCAAAGGGCTCTTTGCGAGCGAGAGCCTGCCATTCACGGGAGGTGCGTTGCGGAGGTGCGGGTTCTGGACCCAGAAAGTCAAGATCGTCTGCTTCAGCGCGGCCCATGCCGTACCTCCATTCGCGCCCATGCGCGCTTTACTTCGTGTAGAAGTCCTCGAAAGCCCGAGTGAACTTCTCTTCGTGCGGCAGTCCACCCCATTTGAAAATGTAGTAGAGCGAGTTGCCGTGGTTGCGCCCGTCCGAGATGTGCTTGAACAGGGGATTAGACCGGGCGGTGGCCGAGCCTCTGTGGATCACGCCGACGCTATCATTGCGCTCGGCGTAGGGCAGATACGGGTCCGGGATACGCTCGACTGCGGTGTTGTCGCCGCTCTCGACGATATTCCATCCAGCCAGCTTGAGCCGGTAGTAATAGTCGTCGTCAGCGCCGTATTGATACAGCCTCGTGTCCCAGTAGCCGACTTCATGAACGGCCTTCATGTTGAAAGCCATCAGCACGTCGTAGAGAGTGAAGATCACTCCCCACCGCTCGCCTCGTTCGAACGTGGCGCGCGTGAAGTCCAGAAAGCGTCTCGCGCCATCATTGTACGCGAGAGCATCTGCGTGCATCAGAAGCGCCACATCATCGTCCCAAGACGATTGCAGCGCCATGTTGATCGTTGCTGCCGCACCGTTGGGCGGAAGCTCGTGGTGCGTCACCCCTTCGATGTCCGGAGCCGGGACACCATCCGACCAGATGTGGATGTTGCCGATCTCCCGGACACTCTCGACGGCTTCGCGCAGCATAGGCTCGACGCTGCCGCCGTAGGGGATATGTAGTTTGTAGCGCATCATGTCCTCTCAGCGATGCTCGCCTTGAGGTGTACGTTGGTGTTGCGCTCCAGCGTCAGCTCTTTCTTGAGCTGTTCGATATAGGCCGCCTGCTCAAACACGATGGTAGCAAGCACGTGGCGGGGCTTCTGTTGAAGCTCCCGCAGATTCATAGTCGCAGCCATCAGACCGACCCGCCGTTCAAAGCGCTGTCAATGATCTTCTTGAAATTTGCCGGGTTGATCGGCGAGACGATAGCCGCGCAGCCCTTGACGAAGATGATGCCGATCCACACCGACGCGTCCGGCTTGCTGATGACGATGACTCGGTCGGTTCCGTCCGGAGAGGTCACGCCGTTTTTGCTCTTCACGTAGGCGTTGACTTTCGCCAGATCGTCGCCGGAAAGGTCGAACTCGACCTTGGCTCCGTCGGCCGTGACGGCTTTCAAAAGCTCGTTGGCGTTGCCGCACTTCTCGACCGTGGCCGGAGCTGGCTTGGGCTTGGGCTTGGATTTGGAGGCGAAGACGGGGGACGTGAGCAGAGCTGTCGCGAGCAATGCCACGGAGATTTTCTTCAGCATCATTTTCCTCGGGAGGTTACGGGGCGGGACGGAGCAGAGAAGATGTTCTCCTGCACGCGCGGCTTCATGCCGTGCGCGGCCGGATACTGATCCGCCGAGACCTTGCGGGTCTGGAAGTCGGCATCCTTGGCGTAGTTGGCGACGACATCTTTGGTCGGCTCCAGCTCGGGCAGGAAGCCCGACGTGGTGCGCTGGCCGGGCAGATCGCTCGACGGGCCGGTGTAGCCGTTCTGACCGTAGGAGACATTCTTGTCCCCGTCCGGATCAGCCGACTCATTCGACTTGATGTACTGGTTGCCCTGCTCAAGCAGCGATTTGCTGACCGCGCTTTGGGAATCGATTGGAAACGCCATTGGCTACTCCTTAGCGGCCGGTGAGCGCACCCTCGTTGAGGATTTGCCTGCCCAGCTCGTGATTGACGCTGCTGCCGTTCGCGTCCCGCATGCCCCACTTGGCGGGAGCATCCGGGAACGTCTTGCCGCGCTTCGTCGGGTCGAGCGGGTTCGGCGAGGAGGCGTCCGGTGCGCCGTTCGGGCCGCTGCCCGAGACGCCGGAGACTTCTCCGACGCGGCTGCGCATGCCTTCTTTGACCGGGAAATTGGTCTGCGGCTTCTTCGCTGCACCATCACGCGCGATGTTGGAGCTGGTCTGGTCCTGCATGCCCGGCTTGACCGGTGCGGCGCTGCCCTTGAATGCCATGGTGCTGCCCTTTGTGAGAAACTGGAAATTGTCGCGTAAGCATAACCCGGGGCGGTGCCTCGGGACAACTAGCGTTTACCGAATCAAAATTTAGCTCTGGAACGCACCAATCGGGAGCGCGCCGCCGACGCCGCTGCGCGGCTGATCCGATGCTTCGCTTTCTCCCGGACCATCCAAAGCCATCCCCGGGCGATGCGGGGGAGGCACGGCAGACTTCGGGTGATCCTGCGCCAGAGTGCGCGCCGCCCGCTGATCCATCGTGAGTGCACCTTGCGAGCCATCGACGTACTGCCCTAGTCCGGGATTTTTACTCACCGGTCCCTCCGGTGCTGATCTCGCGCTGCTTCCTCACGTCCCAGATCGCGATCTGATTTCTCTTGACGCCCGCGCTCACTGCTCGGTTGCGGTCTTTGATGTTGTGCGAGATGTCGAGGTAGGTCTTGCCGCTCGACTTGTCCGTCCAGCCGCCGATGTGCGCGCCCGGCTGCCGCAGTGCGTCTGCGTTGTCGCTCGCGTATTGTTCGATCAGTTTATGACCGCTCGGCCCGGAGATGTCCGATTCGGAAACGATCTTCGTGCGGCCGGGTGCCGAGACCATGTAGCCGTTCGTCGGCGTCTTGCCATCGGGAGTGACCGAGAAGCCGCCGGGATTGCGTTGGATGTGCTGCACGACTTCGGGCTTGACGCGAATCGGCGATGTCGCCTTCATCACGCCCTGCATGTGAGAGCCCCGGGGATTGGAGCCGTGTCCCTTCGCGTCTTTCATCGTCCAATCGCTTTCAGAATCGCATTGATCTCCATGATAGACTCGGTGACGGCGAAGTCTTCGCCGTCATCTCGCACCACGGACTTGACGCCTTTGACGTACACGTTCGGGAGCGCGGGCTTGATTGAGGAGATCGTGTCGGGGTTAAGCTCTACTTTCGAACCGTCAGGTCTTGTCAGATTGATTAGTGGCATGGTCGTTGTACCCCCGCATCCAGTGCTCGTTTAAGTGCGGATGTTCCCCCGCATCGTATGGGCACTCGTCCGTCTTCCGGCCGCGCTGCGCCACCTCGCGCCCCTTGTGGTAGGCGATCTCTGTCGGCAACATGTTGGGCGTCGGGACGAAGCTGTGAATGTACGGCACCAGAACCGACACTCCGATAGCGTGACCGAAATTCGGCTGCCGTACCTTCATCAGGTGATTCATCGTCCCGGTCTTTTCAGTGTGCGCCCGAAGTTGCTGTCGCCGAATTGCGTCGTCCCTGCGTAGCTGCGCTGGCGCAGAGCTTCGGTGATGTCGGGACGCGGACCGGGATCAGCCCGGTCGGATTGAAATTGCATGGCCGGGTGCACCGGAGCCTGCGTGCTCTTCAACGCACCCATGAGCGCACGCGCTGCATCTGCATTCGAACTATTGCCCTGAATCGCAGAGCCCAGAGGACCGCGCCCACCGTTAGACAGATAGCTACGTCGAAGCGGCGGAGCCCTCTTGCCAAACGTGGGTTTCGATCCTCCACGCCCATTGCTTCCGTGCCCCTGTGCGTCCTTCATGACTAGTCTCCGTCAGAATCGTCGTCCCAGTTGTCCGGGTCGCTGTCGATCTCGTCCGCGTTCATCTCCGTCACCATCGACGGATGGATGAACGGCCGCTTGGACTTTTTGTGCCCCTGACCGAGAGCGTTCGCCACGTCCTCGTCATCAAATTCGTCATCGTAAGCCATCAGCTCACCCTCGGAATTTCATTCCGCTGCCGACCTGTCCGTTGCGGATGCGCAGTCTGAGGTCGCGGTTGTACTCGTCCTCCTCGGACGAGCGCATGCTGTCGTGCACTGGGGCCGGAGCTGACTTCGGTCCGGAGGCCAGTGCGCGAGCTGCGGCACCGTCTATACCAGCGAGGGCGCGAGCGCTCTTGAAGCCCGCATCGACACCGTCGTTGATCGCGTGCGCCATGGCGTAGTCGCGATCAGCTTGCGTGCCGTACCTGTTCTCCCAAGAGTCTGGGTTCTTGGCGGCCTTCATCGCCTGCCGAGCTTGATAGGTTTTGGTCTGCGGGCCGGGCGGAGGGCCGAAGTAGTTGCCACGTCCGTTGCTGCCATGACCTTTTGCGTCCTTCATGTGCCGCTCCTACTTGCGGTGCCAGCGAATGTCGAAGCTCGGACCGTGCGTGCCGTATCCCGTGGAGACTTCCCCACGCATGGCGGCGCGGCCGGTCAGCTTGGACATCGCCGCGCTCGCTGCCTCTTCGCGTGAGCCGTGCGGTCCGGTGGTCTTGTAGCTGTTGCCCGACTTGTACGAGCCCCAGTATTGGCGGCCGTCGCCCATGCTATCGTGGATCGGCACCGGTTCCGACTTCGGCCCGCTCGCCAGCCTGTCGGCCGGAGCGTCGGACTGACCGCCGCGCGCCCGGTAGCCGAGCACGGTGGCGGCGTCGTTGACCTGATCGTTGTATTTGGTTTCGAGCTTGCCCATGCTCTGTGCAGCATCCGCCGCTTCCTTCGCATCCTTGACGATGTAGCGAAGCTCTGCGTCGGTCTTCTGGTGGTACGGGTGGTTCGGGATAGGCTTCGCTACCCGGCCGCCGCGTCCATTGCTGCCGTGTCCCAGTGCGTCTTTCATCACTTACCGCCGCGCATTTGCTTGATCACGCCCGCCGCCTTCGACATGCCGGAGGTGCGTCCGCGTGATTTGTTGTTGTAGCCACCGCCGGTCGCTGCCTTCACGAAGAAGTCCCGGCGGAAACCGGGGTTTGTGGTAGAGAGGCGATCAGCCATTTGGTTGACGCGTTGGAGGTGTTCCGGCGTGCCGACATCGGGTTGGCTCTTGAACTCCGCCGCAATCGCTTCGAAGTGGCGACGCTGCATGTTCGGCAGCGCTTGGATGCCGGTCGAATGCGCGCCACGCGGGTCGTGCGGATCAAGGTAGCTCGTGCCCGGCTTGTGGATTGCCTTGTGGATGCGGTCTTGATCGTTCAAGCCGCTGCCGCGTCCGTTGCTGCCGTGTCCAAGTGCGTCCTTCATGGCCGTGTCTCCTGCGTCGTCGGGTTCTGTGACCCGGGCCAGCTATCGCTTCCCTCGGTCACCGGTCCGTTGTTGGCATTCTGGTACGTCGCATGGTTGTTGTAAAGCATCTGAGCAGGCCCGTTGCTGCCCGGGGCCGGATACGCCGTGCCGCCGCCCACCCCGTGGACGCGGCTCAGTGTTGCCAGATAATCGCTCATGAGCTTAGCAGTTGTGATAGCGCGAATCGGCGTCGCCGAGCACGTGCTGTGCCTTGTGGCGAATCTTCGCAGCCTGCGCGGGCGAGAGCTTGCCCTTCTTGACCTGTTGGGTAGCGCGGGCTTCCGCGTTCGCGGCGTGCGACTTGTCTTCCATCGGGTACTTGCCCGGCTTGCCGTTCTTCGGCGGGACGCCGAACTTGGACGGCTTGATGTTCTTTCGGGCTTTTGCGGTGAGCTTTGCCATGGCGGGTCTCCGGATTTGACCGCTTGAAGCGTACAGGAACCGGACGACTCGCACAACTGGCGTTTTGAGGTGCGGATGCCCGGGCCGGATTGCTCCGCCCGGGCCGGGTCGCGTTCCGCTGCGCCTTATCCGTTTTCTGGTCGTCGATCTCCCCACGCGGCCGAGTGGCCGACCTCTTCTCCGTAGGAGATGCGCCACCAATCCTTGATGTCGCATACGCGCGTGTGAAGCTCGCGGTGCGCCCTAGAGCCGGACCCGGCTGCGTCTGCAAGAGCGCGCATGATCATGAGCTGGTTACCGACAATGATGCGGTCCAGAGCGTACCGTTGTTTTTCCTTCTCCGTCATAAGCCGAGGTCCGAGAGGTCAACGTCGGCGGCCGGACGCTGCGCCGGTCCCGATCTTTTCGGTTTCACCTTCGCACCCTCGCCGTCGGCGAACGGTGCCTTGCGCCGCATGCGCGCATCCTCGATGCACTGCTTCAGAGCCTCGACAGGGTCGGTGCTCTCGGCGAACGTGTTGCCCATGACGCTGGCCGGGGCGAACGTCGCACCCCAGCCGTTGACGAATTTGTTTTCGCCCTTCTCAATCTTGCGCGGGGTGAGTGACAGGTGCGTCAGCTCGCCTCTCGACGCGACATCGCGAATCAGCTCCTCAAGGTCCACTTGCAATCCTCCATCGTTGAAGAGGCCGCAGCATTCGCGCTGCGGCTCTCGGTTTAGGCTCGCTCCTCGACCCGGATTTGGGCGTTGGGGTTGTCGATGCGCGCGTGGTTGGCGATACGCTCGGCGGTCGCCTTGTTCGCTTTCGTCGCAATCGTTTCCCAGACCGCACCCACACGCTTGTCGGTCTGACCGGCGGCCGTCTGGCCCCGGGTCTTGACTAGCTTTTGAACGCGATACTTCTTCGTCATGGGTACACCTTTACTGAGTCCGTCGGGGCACTATAGCCCCGTTCGGTGGGTTTGCAAGTGGTGATGTGCGCGCTTGGTTAACAGCCTATTTCTACCGAGTCAACCCTTTCTTAACCACCTTTCCCAGATGTGCTTGCGCCCCGTGCCGGACGGCGTATGTTGCTCGAAACAACGGAGCTGCAAATGTCTATCTGGAACATCCCTTCCCCCGACGCGAACTTCGACGCTAATCAAGCGGCGCGCGTCGCGGTCTTCAACAAGATCGCTCCGCAGCCGAACTGGAAGGCTCGCATCGCGTGCTGGATCGACGAGGCGGACTTCGCCGATTGCAACGAGGCGGCGATCTACTTCACGGGCTCTCCCCTGAAGATCACTGCCAAGCAAGGCCCGCTGGGTGCCGGTCGGTGGCACGTCGAAGCGCCCGGCTACTATGCAACGATTGGAGCGTAACATGCGCGAGCGGTACACGCCAAAGCTTCCCGTTGAGCTGCCGGTTGGCGAGCTTCAGGTCGGTGACGTTGTGAAGTGGTTCGACGGTGCCTTCGGCACCGCCATCGTCAAGCAAGTCACTGACAAGGAGGTCAAGCTGTTTCGTCCCTACGGCACGACGGCGGGCTTCGCCTATAGCAACAACCAAACCATCTGCTACACGGGCACCGAGGAGGGCACATACTTGCGCGACAGCAAGGAGTGCTTCCTCGTCTACCAGCGCGGAGATGTCAAGTGATGTTCGACGACATCGTGATTGAGGTCGCTCGGATCGAGCGCGAGGCGCGCGAGCGCGTGCGCGCGAAGCTGGCCGCGCAACAGCTCGGCGAAGCGTGGCGTGATTTGCCTGTCAGCAAGGAGGATAGTCGTGAGGACGACCGAAAGTGAGCTTGCTATTCTGCGGCTGAGTATGCGCCGCATCGCCGAGGCGACGCGCAACCCGGACATCGTCGCGGCCATCCCGAACGACTATTCGGATCGTGGCTGGAACGCGCTGGCCGCCCGGGTGTGCGAGTGGATTGACGACAAGTGGAGCCGTGGGCTTTAACGGTCTATTAACCATCAATCCTAGATGTGCTTGCGCACTCCCGGGCGGGAGGCGTATTCTCTCCGCAACAAATGGAGAGACACCACATGGCTACCACCGGCAAAATTCTTTCGGACCGCGAAGTGCGTCATCTGCCGACTGTCGGAGGCGTCCGGATCGGCCGCATCCAGACCGTCGAGGTCGATGGCAAAGTTTACGAGTGCAGGCTGTTCTACGACAGCAATGCAAATCTTCATCACGTGGAAAGCAGTCAGATATGAGCGTCGAGACAATCACCAATCGCGTGTCGAGCCGCGACTACACCTTCAGCGGCAACTACATGGTCTATAGCTTTCGGGGCCAAGAGCCTGAGAGCGCGTTCGTTGACGGCATCGTCGCCGTCACCACCCGGGACCACCTCTCCCGCTCGGTCTGGCTCGTCCCGGCTACGTGCCCGGACGACCCGGCCTATGAAGCCTCGTATGCGATGGAGGCTTACGGCCGCTCGCACAAGCCGAACTACTGGCTCGGCATCTACCCGCACGAGGTCGCCCGTGGCTGACCTTTCCATTCGCCCGACTCGGTGCGCGCAAGTCAACAAGCTCCTCAAGGCCGCCGGGCGGTCTGAGGTGCTTGTGCGCGACCCTAGCGGCTACTTCTACTTCGCCGAGGGCGACGCGCCGCTGTGGCGTGCAAGCTCGGTGGCGACCTATCGGATCAGCGACTATACGCTCGGAGAGTGGCTGGACCGGCACGCGGAATTGTCCGGGCATGTTTGGAGATGACACATGAGTGACTTCACTAGCACCAATCTTGAGGCGGCGCTGCTCGACCAGATCGTCGCCGGAGCCTTCCCGGGCAAGCGCTACGCGTTCGCCGAGGTCTGCGAAGGTGATGCATGGAAGCTCGGCGTCGCGGTCGCCAACGAGCCCGGCTATCATCCGTGCAAGCGGGTGTTCAAGTCGCAAGACGAGGCGCGGGAGTGGGCTGACGGGCTCAACGAGCACATCGGCTTGGATCGCCGCGCGGCTGCGCTGATCATCGCCTCGACCATGGGCGGCCGGAGGGTCGCTTAGAAATTTGGCTGGAGAGGCAGGTTTCGAACCTGCGGTGACCGCATTAACAGTGCGGCGCGTTACCACTTCGCCACTCTCCAACTGGCACGGGCTCTAGGACTCGAACCCAGACAAACGGGTTCAGAGCCCGTTGTGCTACCGTTACACCAAGCCCGTAAGGCTCAGCGTTGATTTTGGGGATTGGTCAGGGCGGTCGGATTTGAACCGACGATCTCCAGTGTCCGAGACTGGCGGGGACGGCCAAACTCCCCCACGCCCTGAAATGGGCGGGGGTTGCTCGGGGTCTTCGCGGTCTGAAAGCGGCTGGTCATGATGCCGCGCTTATAGCCGATCAGGATTCGCCTGTCAAGCCTAGTGGCAGCCGACCGAGCTGCACAGCCCAAGCATATCGCACCAGAACCACACCGCCTGCGGCGAGCAGTAGTGGACCGACCAGACGATGGATGCCGGGACCGCCACGAAGAACATGAAGGCGGCGAAGGCGAGCTTCATCAAAGCTTCTTTCTTGCTCACCGGCCGATCTCCGCCAAGCGCTGCACGGCACTCTTGGCCGCGCCAGCAACAGTGCCGACGACGGTGCGCTTGGTCAGCCTCACGTCCGGGCCGCCGCGCTTCACGCTGCGATAGGGATAGAGCTTGCCGCGATTCACGCCGGTCAGCACGAGGCCGACGTGGGTCGTGGTCGCGTTTTTGTGTGCCTGCTTGCGCTCGCCGTTCTTCACGACAGCGAGCGTGATGTTGCGGCTCTTGATCGGAGCCTTACCGTTTCTCTTCGTCCGTCTGGTCTTCGCCATGTGTCCCTCTCAGGGTTGGGAGACACCGGCTGCCCTCTGCTCCAGCCGGTGCCTATTACTTCCTCGGTCCCGAGAGAATTTCAGAGACGCGGCCCGGGTTCACGTTGAACCGGTTGGCGATCTCTTGGAGGTCCTGATCCTTATGCTTTGCAGCATAGACCCTGATCTCCTTCTTCAGCTCGGGTGTCAGCGGCGTGCGGATGGCTTTGCCAACCTTACGCCGTCCCTTCTTCCGCCACAGCTCTGTGACGAGATAGTCCAACACTCTCGCGATCTCGTCCGGCTTCCGGGCACCTGTCCGGAGGTCGTCCGCAGCCTGCGAAAGCTGTTTTCGCACGTCGGGGATACGCATTGGTTAGACCTCACATGTCAGGGTCGAGATAATTCTCAACCCTGCCATGCAGCTAACACGCATCCCACAAAGGCACAAGACTCGATTAGTTTTATGCTTAACCGTGACTCGTCTGTCCCGGCTCGGAACCATCGCTGAAGGCCGCAGAATAGTCCTGCAACCATGGGCCGATGTCGCGGCGGAGGCCGTCGAAGTGCCGGAGGTTCGCGCCCGGCTCGGACGGGGCATAGCTCGTCCGGATCAGGATGTGCAGAGCACGCAGCACGAGGTCGAGCTTCTTGTCGGTCGGGGAGATGTTATTCGGGTCTTGCACGTGTCTTCCTTTCGTTGTTGCGCTTCTCGTTGTCGATCTGCGCGGCTTCGTAGTCGCTCAAGCGGCTCCGATAGAACTCCTTCGGATTCGCGTTCGCTTTCTTGATCTGATCCAAATCCATCATGGGTCGATCCTTTCAGTGGAAGAGGCGGCTGACATATTCGCAGTACCAAACGAATCCGACGATCAGCCACGGTAGCGGCAGAATGACAGCGACGGCCATGGCGGTGCCGAGCGCGACGCCCCTGAGAAGTGCCTTGGTATCATCTAGCATCGTCGATCCTTTCGAAATAGACCGGCGGGCTGGTACGTTTGCCGAATCGCCGGGGGCTTCGATCAAACGCATCCTCAAAAGGGCGGCGGCGCTTCCGCTCGGCGAGATGGCCGTATTCGCACGAGGTCCACAGACCGTCGCGCTTGTGCCGCAGAGCGCGCACGGTGATGACATAGACCCACGCGATGAAGACCGCAGCGGCAGCGACGATAATCCAACTGATCACGTATCCCTCCAGCCCTTCTGTTTGCGCTTCGGTCGAGCGACCGGAGCCTTGGTGCCCGGGGCCGCCGGGAAGAGCCCGCGCGCCCGATGTGCTTCGATCCACTCCCGGTGCTCTCTGTAGAGCTTCAGCATCGGCCCTTCGTATTGCTTCGGCGTCAGCTCTCGGTCCGTGGCGTAGTCTATGACTTGCGCGGCGCGCGTCAGCGCCAGCGTGTATTCGTCGAGCAGCCGCACGACTGCGTCGTACTGATCCAACCGGCGGGTGACCTCGGCGATTGCGATCTTCGCGAGAGCATTCCCCGGCGTGCGTCCCAGATCATTCATCGTCGTCGTACCTCATGAACAGCTCGTAGGCACGAGCCTCCACGCTAAGGTAGCCGAGACTGAGAGTGATGACCAGCCCCTCGTACAGGGTCGCCAGACCGAGCAGGAAGAACCTCCAATGGTCGCGGCGCGAGCCTGCGTGGTTGGCGAGCCGGGGCAGGTAGTGGGCGAGCATTAGTGCTTCTCCGTGAAGAGCAGGTACATGCATCCGAGGTAGATCGCGAACGCGCTGATCGAGATGCACGCGGCGATGAATGTGTTTTCCATCTTTTGAATCGCTCGTCAAGCGCAATCTTCGCGGAGCATACGGCGTACCGCTGAGCGTGCGTTGAGCCGACCTCGGTGGTCGCTCGGTGAGTTGGGGACAACGAAGTAGCGCGGCCGTTTGTCGGCGACCTGCCAGTGAATTTTTATGTGGCTCTTGCCGGTGGATGATGTTTCGAAGCGGATGCCTCGGCTGGTTAGCTCTTCAGTGACGAAGTTGAGATGGTCGGTTGATCGTCGCGCCATGGGGTGCCCTCGATTCGGTGTGCCCGGGCGTGATGCCATGCGCCGGGAAGGTCGTCAACGGCGGTTGCTATTTACGGTTAACGAGGTGTGGCTTTGTCGGATGAATGCGGACGCGGTGTCGCTCCAGATCGATGTGCGCGCCCTTCTTGGTTTTCAGGTAGTGTAGCTTGCGCCAGATCGCCGCCTCAGTGAGCCCGGTGTCGCGCGCCAGCGCGTCTAGGCTGCTCCAGTTGGCGACGATGTAATCCATGATCTTGACAGATCGCGCGCTCGGCGGCTTCGGTGGCGGCGCGGGCTTCGGCTCGCGATGCAGGATGTGCTCCCGGATCATCGTGACCGTGCCCGACAGGTCGAGCATTAGCTCGGTTAGGTCTGCCAGCTCGCCCCGGAGGGCTTTCAGTTGATCGGGGACGGGGTCTACGTGCTTCGGAAGCTCCAGCGCCCGGTGCAGGAGGGCCGCCGGTTTGCGCGATGCTGGCGGCTCCAGATTGACTCCGTCGGCCTTCAGTAGCCGCCGGACCGCCGCGCGTGCGTTTAGTCGCCCTCGGTGGTCGCTCGGCGTGTTCGGCGCGAAGAAGCTGCGGACCTCCTTGTCGGGAGAGACCTGCCAGCGTATCTCGATGTGATTGGAGCCCGAGGTCGCAGTGTCGAAGCGTATGCCCCGGCTGCTCAGCTCGGACGTGACGAAGTCAAGAGCCTCGTTTCGTCTCATATGCCACACATAATCCAGACGGCTACTCTTGCCAGCACTAGAAGCAAAGCTGCCAGAGCGATCAGCGCAAACGGCCTAGACATCTGACCATGATCTGATCGTCGATACCGGGTAGTAGCGCTTCGGTTCACCTTCGCAGAAAGTAAACATCAGACCGTGATCATTGTCCAGTCTTAGCTCGGTTACAGTCCCCCGAGCGCCCCGGAATGTCAGTATCTCCCGGCCCACTAGCTCTTCCTCGGCCGACCGAAGCCAATCGAGTATCTGCGTCACTGCACGTTCGTGTGGCCGCGCCGGACGCGCGGTGATGCGATCTCCGTCCATGCCCCACCTCGACGAGAATGCAAATGCCAAACAAGATCAGAACGGCGGAGGATATCCACCACAGCCCGGGCCAAGTCAAGCGCAAAGAGAAATCGATCCACTTCATTTTTGGACTCCTACTGGGATGCCGCAACCACAGCGATAGCAGAGCCGAGCGCGATCATCCAGATGGCAATGACGAACAAGCGGCTGCGCCGCCGGACGCGTGCCTCGTCGAGTTTCGGGAAGTGTGGGCTCAGTCTGCGGTCGCCACCGTAGGCTCCCCACTTCTGTGCGAGTTTGTCCTCTGTCATCCTGCTCCTCCGATTGCTTCGACACCGCTGAAGTGCTGCGCCAGTCCGACCAGTATCAGGTAGGCCGCACCAGCGACGATCACCGCAATGACGACGATCTTGAACGTGCTCATTTGCGAGACCCTCTCCGCTTGGCTTGGCCCTCGTAGAACCTCAGCATCTTCTTGACGTTCGCCCGGGTGTCTTCCGAGACCGGCAGCGCGTAGTCGGTGCCGAACATGCTCCGACGCCGGAGGATGATGCGCAGCCATGCCCAGCGCGCCTTGCAGCCGAGCACCTTGCAGCGGTCCCACTCCATCGGCCCGCTGAGCTTGACCGGCCGCCAAGCGAACCACTTCTTGAAGCCGTCGTCGTAGACGAATCCGCCGAAGATCATGATCGCTCCCATACGAGATCGGGTGACGCCCACGACATCGTCATCTTGCGGCACTTGCCGTCGAGGTCGCGGTAGAGGTAGCGGCTAAAGCCGAACCTCTTCCACAGCCTGAAGCCGCGCAGCCCGACGCCGGGGCAAGGTGAAATCCAGACCTTCACCGGTTGATCTCCTTGATCACGTCGTCCGCCGCGCGGCGGATGATGGTCTCGTAGTCGTCGTGGCTGCGCTCGCGGAGCTTCTTCTCGATGCGCTGCTTCACGAGCTTGGCGACTGTCGTCGCTTCGTCCAGCTCCTCGGGCTCCGAGGTGCCGATCCGCAGGCCGAGGTAGAGGCCGACGACGAACGCGATGACGAAACCGAATGTGATCTCCGGCCCCATTAGTTGCTCCCTCCGGTTACCGCCCACACGATGATCACGCAGAGGCAGAGCACGGCAGTCACGACGAGCGCGGCAGCGGCAGCGGCGAATCCGACGATCTTCTTGATCACGTGCGGACCTCCTGCCCGGGGGTGAGCGCGACATAGCCGCCGACGTGTCCCGCGCCGGGCGGAGGCTGGAACCAACCGAGCGGCGTGATCGCCTCGGCGTCGTCCTCCGTATCGTGGACCGATACGAACGCGGCGGTGACCGAGCGTTCGACCGGGCCGACATGCACGATGCGGTCGAGGTCGAGGAGCACCGAGCCGTCGTCCGTGACGAGTTTGTATTTGAAGCTGACTCGCTCGGTGGCGTCGATCTGCTTGCCGTGCAGGTCCTCGCCACGCAAGATCGCGTAGCCGTCGCGCCATTCTGTCTCGGTCATCCTAATTTCTCCTGATAGGGGATATGCTCGTCGTGCTCCATCCGGCGGATCGACGTGATTGGTGCCCGCCAGACCTGCGGCGACCGCAGCATCCCGGCTTGGTAGATCATCGCCATGAGGACCGCATCCATCATGTTGTCGGCCGCGACCGAGAAGTCGTGCACCCGCAGCCCGGCTTCCTTCTGCTCGACGCCGCTGAAGGGCCAGCACTCGATGGTCACTCGCCAGTTGTGCATCACATGCACCTCTGCACGTAGACTTTCCAGTGCGCCTCACAGTGCCACGCGTCGCCGCCAGTCTTCAGGCTGATCTCCGGGTCGTGGACGGAGTAAACCTTGCAGCGCTCGCCGTTGATGACGATGATGTCGTCGCACTGGTGCGGCACGTGGTCTTGAACGGTCGCGACATGGCCGCCGCTGACAACGCTGTAGTAGGATGTTTTTCTGCTCATTTCGGCCCCACGTGCTTCATCCACTTCTCGATCTCGTCGCGGTGAGCATGAAAGCGACCGCCGCCTGCGGTCAGCATCTTCGCCATGTCTCTGCGGCCGTGCGATGTCGGACTCCACTGATCCTCAAGCCCGTAGCACGAGCAGTGCGAGCCCTCGACGACGTTGAACCGTCTGCCGGTGTTGGAGGTGATCACGAGCGAGCTGCCGTCGTAGCCGTCGATGTCGTAGACCGCGAAGACGTACTTCGGCTCCGGCTGCTTGACGCGATAGCTGCCAGCGACATCGGCCCAGCACGTGTGGTCGCCGAGGTATGTTCGGTCGTGTGTCATGCCCCGCTCCTAGCCGAGCCAATCGTCGTTGTCAAGCGATTCAGGAGAGGGGTCGGGGCTCTCCCATTCGCAGATCGTGCAGCGCCACGGGCTGGTGCGCAGAAGCCATCCGCCGCTCTCGGCTTGGGTGAAATCGGCTTCGGTGTTGCAGCCACACTGGGGGCACAGCGGCTCCGGGTCAGCGGCCGTACTCACATCGTGCTCACCAAAACGGCCGTTTTCAGTTGCTACAGAATTATCATTAGATAACGATAATGTACCTGCACCCGTACCTGTCTCCCCTGATTCCAATCCATTAACTAATTCTTCAATGGATTTAGGGTCAGAACGTGAGTTGGTGAGTTGTGCCCGTTTTGCAGGGGTCTTTTTGATTTTTGACGTGAGTACGACGTGAGTTTCACCGAGGAAGTCCAGATCGCCGTCGCCTGAATTTTGTTTTTGTCTCGCCGCGCGCAGGAGCTGCCGCGCTTCGATGGCACTGGTTTTCTGACACGCCACGCAGCCCGAGCCTTTGGTGTACCGGGTCGTCGATCCGCAGCGCTTGCAGCGCTTTCCGGAGTAGGTCTTCTCGCCGAGCACGATGGCTGCCTGTCGGTTGCGGTCGTGTGGTCGTCCGGCTGGTCTCGCCATCGTCATCTCCATGGTTCTGGTTTGCAGGTCGCGCAGCGCCAGTCACTGTAGGTGCCGCGCTCGCCGTCGAACGAATGCATGCTCTCCCAGCGCGGCTTGTCGCTCGGGTAGAGCCTCGCCTGCTCCGCCACATACGACGGCTTCAGGATCGGCGCATACTGCTTGCGCATCTCGTCCTCGGTCATGATGTGGCCGACCGCGACGATGCCGGGCTCCCACTCGATGTTGTGAAACGCGCCGCTCACGAGGTCGAGCGGCGGTGGCTTCCGCCGCGTCATACCGAAAGCTCCACTGTCTGGTCCGATGTCAGGTGGCGGCTGCCGCTGATCGGGACCGTCGTGATGTAGCCCAGCTCGTCATCGTGCAATTCGATACGGGCGTCCGAGCCGCTGTGCGTGCACTTTATCGACGCGGATCGGTCGGTGATGATCGAACCGCGCTCGTCGTCGGCCATCTTCCAACGCAGCGGGAATCTGTCTGACAGCACGGCGCGCTCACCGGAGCGGATGCCCTTCAGAACAAGCCATCCGTCGCGCCACTGATGGAGCTTGCCGCGCGGCTTGCTGGTCAGATTGTGCGGATCGCTCGGCCATTCGGTCTTGCCCTGCCAGACCCACTCCTCGG